GGGACAGCTCCTTTCAGGCGAGTCGGGAATAGTACCACAGGGCAATGACGCGGCCACCCCGTGGACAGCGCAGGCGGCTAAACCCTGCGCGATGCCTCGCAAAATATTCATCACGCAGGCTGAATTGTCTGTTTTTCCTGATAACACCCGCCGACGCGCTACGCTTAATGCATTCCCTTATTTGACTGGAGTACATAATGAGCAAACCTGGCGAGGAAAAAATCGGCGAGGCGGATGAGCTGGAAGTCGAAAGTGAAGAAAAAGAGAGCGGAGAAGAAATAGAAGTGGATGAAGAGGAACTGCCGTCGCGCGCGATGGCCATCCACGAGCACATCCGCCAGGACGGCGAGAAAGAGATGGAACGCGACGCGATGGCGCTGTTCTGGTCGGCCATCGCCGCCGGGCTGTCGATGGGCGCGTCGCTGCTGGCCAAAGGTATTTTCCACGTACACCTGGAAGGCATTCCCGGCGGATTTTTGCTGGAAAGCCTCGGCTACACCTTTGGTTTTATCATCGTCATCATGGCGCGCCAGCAGCTCTTTACCGAGAATACCGTCACGGCGGTACTGCCGGTGATGCAGAACCCGACCGGCACCAATATGCTGTTGCTCCTGCGCCTCTGGGGCGTGGTGCTGCTCGGTAATATCATCGGCACCGGCCTTGCGGCGCTGGCGTTTGAATTTATGCCGATTTTTGACGAGGCAACGCGCGACGCGTTTGTGACCATCGGCATGGAAGTAATGCACAACTCGCCTGGCGAAATGTTCGCGAACGCGATTATCTCCGGCTGGATCATCGCGACGATGGTGTGGATGTTCCCGTCTGCGGGGTCGGCGAAGATTGTGGTGATTATCCTGATGACCTGGCTTATCGCGCTCGGCAACACGACGCATATCGTGGTCGGCACCGTCGAGATCCTTTATCTCGTCTTTAACGGTACCATTCACTGGAGCGAATTCTTCTGGCCGTTCGCCCTGCCGACGCTTGCGGGCAACATCATCGGCGGTACGTTTATCTTCGCGCTGTTAAGCCATGCGCAGATCCGTAACGACATGAGCAATAAGAAGAAATCAGAAGAGAAAGCGCGTCTGAAAAAGGAAAAGGCAGCGCGTGAAAACGAAACCGGGCGCGGCTCACAAAACCGCTGACGATGGCGATTGTTTAACCGAACAGGCGGCTAAGCCCTTAACGGCGGTGTAAAAATCGGTATACTGACGCCGCCTCGTCCCCTTAGTTAAATGGATATAACGAGCCCCTCCTAAGGGCTAGTTGCAGGTTCGATTCCTGCAGGGGACGCCATTTCATAGTTCGCCCTCCTCCGTTAAAGTTCGCAAATACCCCTTACCCCCAATCCTCGCGCTAAATCATCGTTCGCACGTGTTCGCCCTAGTTCGTTGACAGCCAGACTTTTAACTGGGTAAATTCCGGGTAAACCAACTTTACCCATTTGGATTTTACCCAATGCTCACCGTTAAACAGATTGATGCCGCAAAGCCCAAGGATAAGCCTTACAGGATTTCAGACGGTAACGGGCTATATGTTTACATCCCTGCCTCAGGGAAGAAGGTTTGGCAGTTGCGGTATCAGTTTGAAGGGAAGGAAAAGATTCACACGGTAGGCAAGTATCCTGAAATTGGCCCTGCTGAGGCGCGAAACATCGCATTTGAAGTAAAGCGCGATATCGCTATTGGCCTGAATCCCGCAGCAAAGAAAAAGCAGCAGGAAAAGGTTCCAGATACATTCGGGTCAATCTATGAAGAGTGGTATAAGCACAAAAGGCAGGTATGGTCTGAGGGGTATGCTGTAGAGCTACAGCGCATGTTCGAGGCAGACATCCTTCCATATATAGGCAAGATGACTATGGATGACATTGAGCCAATGACGCTGCTGAAGGTACTGCGCAGGTTTGAGGAGCGCGGCGCAATGGAGAGAGCAAATAAAGCACGACGACGCTGTGGTGAAGTATTCCGATATGCCGTAGTGACGGGGCGAGCTAAATATAATCCCGCCCCTGACCTGGCCGATGCAATGAAGGGATACCGTAAGAAGAACTTCCCTTTCCTGCCAGCAGAACAGATACCTGCTTTCAACCGGGCGCTTGCCGGTTACTCTGGAAGTATCGTGTCCAAAATAGCGACTCAGGTTTTGCAGTACACTGCAATGCGAACAAAAGAGCTTCGGTCCATGCAATGGGCGAACGTCGATTTTGAAAACAGGGTTATCACAATTGATGCAGAGGTAATGAAGAACCGGAAACAGCATCTGGTTCCAATGTCCAGACAGGTTTATGACCTACTCAGGCAACTGCAGCCGATCACGTCCATCTCCGATTTTGTTTTCGCCGGGCGTAACGACAAAAAGAAATCAATTAGCGAAAACGCCGTCCTGCTAGTAATCCGACAAATAGGATATGAAGGTCTGGCAAGCGGCCATGGCTTCCGGCATCAGTTCAGCACAATTCTAAACGAACATGGATGGCCTCACGATGCTATCGAACGCCAACTGGCACACGTGGACCGAAATAACATTCGAGGAATCTATAACCATGCGCAATATCTGGAAAAGCGGAAAGAGATGATGCAGTGGTGGGCAGATTATATCGACGGCAGAGCCTCTTAATTAATCAGAGGCACGCAAACCGGTGCAAAGCCTTGCGTGTCTCACTTCTGTCCCACTCACCGTCGATCGATGCCGCGTCCGATGCTAGACTCTTCCCCTTCAAATCTAACGGAATTAGATATGCTCATTATTGTGATAGAAGGGGTTAATAATTAGAGGCATGTTCGTACTTAGCGGCTTAAGCAAGCAGAGGACGCTTTAACTTGATATGCTTGCCTCTGGCATTTCTAACCGAACATCAATCCAGCTATTTGCAGGAACGTCAATTGCAGCTCCCTTCCTGGTCACTATTTCACCATCTTCGGAAATAATATAGCGACGTTTATAAAGTCTGATAGTCAGGCCGCCGCTCTCGGTTTGTTCGGCCTCAACAATGCCCAGATCACCCGATCCCTGAGGGTCACGCGGAGGAAGTAACTGCCATCCAGACGTTGCCAGCCCCGCGGAGCCGGTTATGACATATACGCCAACATCCATGCGTGAAATGCTGATACCATCGGCTTCAGTATTTGCGGTGCCGCAACCACACCAGGAAAATCCATCCTCATTTACATCAGCGCGCTGGCAGTCATCCTGGCTTTTAACTATGCGCGCCACTGGCGATGCCGCTTTCAGCGTGCCATCACTCGCCTTAGTGGTGTTCCCAGTGGTATAGCACTGATTCCAGGCGCTCATTGTGCTGCCATTATATCCACGAACTGCGAGCCTTCCGTCTATAGTTGCCTGTAGCTGGCTGCTGGTTACGTTCGTGCGGAACATGCACAGCAATGGCGAATAGGGATCGAAGTAATTTGTTGATCCGGCGCTGGCCCCGTTCCAGATTCCGTTTTTATTAATAAGATTGGCATTCATCGGGCCAGTCATTCCTGTAGTGCCGCCAATTCCAAATGCACCAACGGTTAAAATCGCACCGGCTGTAGCATCATCTATAGATGTCTGCACATTTGAGGTTGCCGCAGTGCCTAATCCAAGATTTTGTCTGGCTGTGGAGGCGCTTTTAGCGCCTGTACCGCCCTGATCAATGCTCAGTGCCGTGGTAAGCCCTGACAGAGAAGTGATGTCGTTATTTGCGCCTTTGGCTGCCTTGCTATCCAGTCCGGAGGTTAAAGAATTCCAGGCTGGCCCTGTATAAGTGCTACCGTCAGGTAGAGCGACTGTAATATTTCCCGAGCCTGAAAAAACTTGCTGCCAGTTTGTTTTGTCAAGGTTAAGCCCGCGTAATGCTTCAGCGGTCTGTGAGGCAAGTGACGCGGTAATTAAACTCTGCGCTTCCTGAGGAACGGCAAACCAGGCGACTCCACTTTGAGTTGGCCCCGTGTAATTACTGACAAGCGTCAGCTGAGTATTGCTTGTAATTGTTTTAACAGGCAGGGTGTAAGGAGTCCCACCAATTTTAACAACAATGAAGTCTCCCGCCTTCAGGTCTGTTGTAAATGATGTGCCGGTGCCTGAAACTGTAGCTGATTTGTTTGTAAGCGATAGAGTACCTGCCGACATGGCATTCTCCTGGTTTAATTATTCATGTTTGTTTATCGGAAATAAAACTATACGGTAGGGAATACGGCATATGGTATTTTGAAGCCACGAGAATACAGCGGAGTGTTAACGTAGTTTTTACCGTTCTGGTTTATGTACCTTAATATCACAGAACCAGACTGCTGCTTCATGATAATACCGTTTTTTGCACCAACACCTTCCTGATCTTCAGCTAAGGCTCCAGGAATGATATCCATTAGGTAAAAAGGCGTTCCGGACACGCCAACTGTCAAGGTGTTGTTTTGCAAATCATAATTTGGAGGTATAGTGATAAATCCGAGAACCCTTGGCATCTTTGCTGCCGATTTCGCCGACCATATCAATGTACCTTGAGCATTGAAAACGTCGAGATAACCACTCTCTACAGCCAAATCTATTTTCGTTTTTGCGATAAAAACAGAACCCGGCAAAAAGTATCTCGCCCCCGGCACCCCCCAACCATTGACATTAAGCCTGAACCATGCGAGCTGTCCTGGAGAATACAAATTGTCATCAAGTACATATCCCAGCTGATTGAGGTTTCCAAAACCAGGGATATTCAGATCGAAATCACCAACCGTGTCCGTGCTGGCGGCAGCAGAGGACGCTAAAAGTGGTGATTTATAATCGCTGTTTACAGTAAGAGCACCCGCTGCATTTCTAACTTCGAATCCGCTCATAGGAAATTATATAAATCCACTGTTATGGTATCTGCGTAGCTCGTCCCTGGAACGAAGTAGAGAGTGAATCCACCATCATAACAGGACGTGCTCCATATTCTAACAACGCCAGTAAGCTTCACTATTGCAGCAAATGAGCCACTGGCAGTTAATCCTGCGTATGGGACGTTCATTTGTGATATCCCTGCAGGGGCATTTACTACGGTGCGCCCTATGTAGCGCACCATGTAGTCTCCAAGATCTACAATTAACTTTCCACTACCATCCCAGCACTGTAACCCAGACATTAGAAAAGCCCCATTCTGATTCGCAGGATGTTATTCGAATCCCATATCTGAACGAGAGTGCTTGTTATCAGCATTTTCCCCCCTCCTGCAACTCCGTTAATTTCGAAGTTCCCATTCTTGTCCAGCCTCCATCCAGTGGAGCCAGCAACATAGTTATTAGACTGAATGTAATTACCGATTTTAGCATTATCTATGCTCCCATCCTGAATAAACGCGGAGCGTATAAACACCTGTCCATTAACCACAAAGAAAGCCGCCTGATAATTACCCGGATCACTACCGGAATAAATACCAAACTGGTCAGCGGCAAAAACGGTTGTCGACTTATAACTTCCTGCTCCGTCAGGCTCTATACCCATTGCAAAACCAGTGTTATACAATTGGTCACCTCGCTTAATGCCGAGGTTGAGCGTATAGAATGCCTTGGCTGTTCCATTATCTGTTACAGTTGCTGTTAGCTTTTGGTTAAGCGCTGCCGTAGTTTGTGCATATTGAGCCTGAACCTGAGTAGTTAATTCAGCAAGAGACTTATCAACATCAGCGACGGTGGTTTTAACGATAAGAATATCCGCTCTGACTTCCACGTACTGCGCCCATTGATGGTCAACAGTAGAGTTATTGGCGAGAGCGTTTTCTAAAATCCCCTCAATATTGGTATCAATACCATTCTGAAGGTTTTCAAATGCGCCAGAATTGCGAATTGCATCATCGATATAATCCAGCATTCCTGGGATATCAGCTGAAGCCTGTCCTGATGCTTCGACAAAGGGAGAAACACCAAATGCGTTTTTTGTTCTTACGTACATATAGTACGTTGTGTCTGCTTTGAGATTATGAAGCGTCCACTGACTGGAGCGACCCAGAAATTGGGTCTGCTCCTCAATGAGAGAGGGGTCAGTGATGCGATTCTCTCCTGAATACCAAAACTCAAATGTCGTATCAGTTGTTGATGTTACGCTCATCACCGGCACAATATCAGCCGAAAAAATGCCAGGCGTCCATATAACAGATGTTGGTGCTAGCGGCGCGCCTATCACCAGGCTAACCTGAGTTTCAGCGCCTTTCATGCCGTTCTCATTCCGGCCTCTGACGCCAAGCGTGTAGCTTCCGGCATTCAGTCCGTAGAAGTCATAGCTAAACTTCTCGGTCTGATATTGCGCAACCACTTTCCCCGAATCGTTATAGACATAGAGCTCGAATACCAGTTTTTTGGTAGTCGTGGCCGTCTCCCAGCTTGCCGTAACCTGAACAGTTTCACTATTCACGTTAATAACGCGCAGGTTTTCAATATTTGGCACGCGATAGCCGTTAAGGGTGTCATTTGGCACCTCAAACACTGCGCCAGCATCTACCACAGCCTGTTTATTCGGATCATGCTGGGCAGCAGTTATGCTATAAACAGAGTTGTTTTCTGTCTCAGCGATACTCAGGATACGGAAAAGACGAGCAGAAACCTCCGTAGTTGAGATAGCAAATACAGTCCCGTCCCTTACCCATGCTGGCGTGGTTTTCAGTGTAACGACAGCGCCAGAAACCGTTGTGATTTCATACTTCGAGAACTTCCCGTTGCTGCCCATAATGGACATAACATCTCCGGGAGATACCAGGCTGGAGAGATTCGCATCTACGGTGATTTTATTGCCTGAGTGCGAAAGGATTCGACCGCCAAGCCTTGCGCCAGCGTAATCATTATCCATGACCTCAATGATGTCGCCGGGTGTAAATGCGATGGCATCTCGCGCCATCTGGAACGTCAGTCTGTTGCTCTCACGTTTCGCAGTCTCAAGAATCCACTTACCAGCTCGCCATGCCTGGCCGCGTGACGTACACCCGAAGGCCTCGATAGTGGTTTCGTTGTAATTGCCTCTGGCGATCATCTCATCATCAGAAACGTATTCCTTCACCTGTTCCCAGCCGTTATCCGGGTCGGTCCAGGACACCACGACAGCGTTGTACTTCTCCGATCGCTTAACCGAGCTGCGACTGAACTTCCCGTCCACCACGTTAGCATTGGTTACGGTGGCGATAGGGTCTTGCGGAGCATCCAGCATAACTGTCAACCGCATTCCATCCCAAAGTGCAATCCCTCTGAACATCCCGGCAATTTTGTCGAGAATGTCGCGGGCGCTGGCCTGCTCAGTAATGTAGGCGTTCAGAGTCATTCGGGGCTCTTTCCCACCGTAGCCATCATCTACAAGCTGATCGCAATACTGCGAAAGGACATACAGCGCGCCGTCATCGACATCAATTGAGCCCGCCCTGCGTGCCAGTCCGAAACGCGTATTCTTCGCCAGTTCACGGAAAAGCCATGCGGGGTTATTGGTCCATGCCTTCTTAAATCCACCAAGCCATAAACCGGTATAGGTTCTGGTGATTGGATTGTAATTATCAGGCACATCAACAATTAGCCCGCGCAGATGATATGTGCGGCTTGGGGTGTCGGTGTACTGGTCACGGTCGATTACAGCGCCAGCGATCGCCGAGAATGGGTAGGACAGGTTATCGTCGGTTATCTCAGTAAAGCTGTTCCAGATAGTGCCGTTAGTTAGCAGGTCACTGGTACTGTCAGGCGTTACACGGCGTACACGGATATCGAATGGTTTGATGTCAGGCGCATCGATGACATGAGCCTCAAGATATTCACCAGAAATCTTGCCGTTAATCGTGACCGTTTTCTGCTGAACCCAGCCTGCCGATGCAGTCCGAGTTTCAAGAACGAGCGTTACTGACGTGTTTTTCTGGTTTCCTTTTGTGTCCTGCTGAACAAGGCCGGTAACGCCAACGTTGAAGCGCACACGCGTCACATCCTGGTCTGTGATAGTTCGCACCAGAGGTGTTGCATACTTAACCTCTGTATTGACGATAGTGGTCGCCTCTATGGCAGAAAACCCATTTATTGGTGCCTGTGTCTCTGAACCAGGACGCCAGGCAGCACTCACCCCGTTGATGCTTACATTACCGTTGGCATCTGTAATAGGCGTTTTGTTCAGCATGAAAGAGGAAAGGTGTGACTGGTCTACCGGACCGTAAATTGGCCCCTCACTGATGAGGTCCAGCACACGGTAAAACTGTTTTGATTTGAGGTTATCGTCGAGAAGTTTGGGGGTGCTGGCCTTGCCGCCGCCTGAAGACATAAAGCCACCTTAGCTAATTGATTCTGTCCAGTCCTGGTTGTTCGAAGTGTCGATACCGAGGGATATTACGTTTGAGCCAACCACCATCTCTCCAAGAAGAAGAGGCACCGGCCGGCCCTGACCAACGCGGTTTTCAGCGCTGGTAAAAGAGTTGTTCGTGATGGTGTTATTTTCTGCCGCTTCTGCCGCGTTCTTTGTTTTCATGTTGCGGGCCATGTAGATGGAATAAGCAACAGAAGCCGCGGCTATAACCAGCGTTGCCACCAGGGCTACAGTGCCTGTGATAGCGCCTTCAACTACAGGAACGAAAAGCACGGTTGAGCCATCAGGAAGCTTCCTGTCCATGTGCAGGCGGATGGATTCTTCTGTCACATCCTCGCCAGCCATACGGATGCGTATGCGGGTTTTCAGGAAGTCCTTTTTGAATTCGGGGCTCTGTGCCAACAGAAGACGCAACCCCTGAGCAGGGGTCTCCACATTCATCTCGACCTGGCGAAAATGTCTTCGTAAATGCCCTGCAAATTTAAAGATGAGCACCTTTCGTGTCTCCAGATGGAATGAGTTTGCTTAATGAACGCTGGCCTGTAAGGCTCCCGGCGGCTGAGGTGACCAGCACAGTCATGATGGAGAACCATATTTTCGTGCAGGAGGATCATGGCGTGGCATGGGTCAGCACCAGGGAAAGGCTGGCGAATGATTACGTCGCCGGGCTCAGCTTCCGACAGTTCCACCCGATGGAAATCATTGGCCTCCATATTTTTGAGATACAGGTTCTCTTCCCGCAGCCACCACCCCTGCGTCCTCTCAAAATCAGGCAGGTCTATACCGCAGAGATGGTACGCATCACGAAAAAGGGTGTAGCAATCCATCACCCCATGCTCGAACCTGCGGCCAAGCAAATGCGGTACTGCCCTGAACTTTAGCAACCGGCCATTAGATGCCAGCCACCATGGCAGGTCAGTCAGCACCTGCGTATGACGATCTGCACCTGAGAGGACGGAGAAGCTTTCAGGGTGTGAATGGAATACCGCCGTGATATCACCCAGCTCTTCTGCTGCAAGCCAGTCATCGTCGCTTATACGGAAGTGTCGCGCTGGCTCAGGGTGTGAGTTACTGCATGGGAAGAACACTGAGTCATCAATGATTAGCCCGCACACCTCGTCACCTGATGTCGCGGCATAATCGAGGCACTGCTGAATCAGCTCACCTTCTGTGAACCCGGGAAGCTGCTTATTGGCATTGGCTCCGGGCGCGGGAATCGAAACCTGCATCCTGTCCTCCTGTGTGAGCATTTATCTTTGGCAGGGTCAGATGTCGGGTTATCCCTTTCGTCTGCAACTGGCGGGCCATCGTATCCACATCCGGCCCCGCGATACTGCCACTGGCATACATCAGCAAGAATGGTTCTGGCCGGGATGATGGCGTTATCGCAGTCAATTGGCGTTGCCAGGGTATAGGTGACCTGCTCGGCGGTTTCCTCTGTCATCTCTTCCACGACGTAACGAGAAACCGCCTCCATCGATGGATCTGCATCGTGGTTACCATTGGAAAATTGACGGCATCGAGATGCTTAACCGGCACCTGGCGGCGGGTAATCACCACCCCGAGCATGTCGTCGAAGTCATGGTTAATGCCGGTTATCAGGCCGGTGATATTTGCGACCGTCATGGTTGGGCGCGAATAGGTCCCCTCGTTTTTGATTTCGAATCCCTCTATGGCTATGGGATATGCCGGGTAGGTGGCCCCCTTCCATACGACATCCCCGTAATAGCCATTAGTGCCGGAGTGAAAGCGGATTACATCACCGCCATAGGGCTGAAGGTTTGCCTCGAAGAGGTCAATGAATGCGCCAACGCCCGCGTCAACGCTTTCGATAATCAGTTCAGCTGGTATATTGCGCACGGAAGGCCCCCATTAAAAAAGCCACCCGAAGGTGGCTACTGTTTGAATATCAGGATGTCGCTGATTTACTGATAAGGATATGTTGAGTATTCAGCCCGTCCATGTTTGGGGCATGGGCGCACATAGCGATGAGGGATGGCTGATTACCTCTGGTTAAGGAAATACGATGGCTCTTGAAGAACATCATTTGAATGTAAGCTGCGAAGCGACTAACTTACAGGAAATAAATAAAGAAATCGGCCAACTCAAGATGGTTATTGGGTTTATTTTAGCCAAATTGCCATCCGAGGAAAGGCAGCAAGTGATCGATGACTTAAACCGATGGGGATTGCCAAATTCTGCGGAAGAATTTGACCAATTTGCAAACCCTCGTCCTCCTCGTTAATTCAATAGTTCCGTTTTTATCAATCGACCACCCAATGTAAACGGGTGGTTTTCCACATTCATTTCCCATAACTATCTCCCGCCTTTCGGCTTATCGTGGTACCTGTTCAAATGTTGCTGTCAGCTCGTAATATCCGCCCGTTTTGACCGTGCTCCATGATCGACAGACGAATAACTTCTGTATCCCGGTATCTGACGGCGTCCAGTAGAAAGACTCGACGGCCATTCTTGCTTTAAGGAACGCGTCGATAGCTTTTACCGGATTAGCCCTACAGTTGTCGTCTGCACCCCTGAATACAAGCGAGTACTTATCCATGAGCGGGTTTATACCTTTAACCTGGCGCTGCTCATAACCGTCGCCAAGCTTGACCACCGCTACATTAGGTGTGCGCTCAATAGTGAACGCTTTTTGCGGTGACCAGGTGAATGTCTGCGGCATAATGTTGCCTCTATTGGATTTCTTTTTGCAAGTTTGCTCATGTTACAATCACTTTTGTTTGGTCCTTACACAAGAGGTTTGAAACATGGCTGCACCTTCTGATGAGTTATTAAACGGACTGGCTGTCAAAACAGTTCTCAGTTACGTAATCGCAATACTGAATGAAGATCAAAAACAAGCTCTTATTAGGATGGCAGAAACCCGTTCAATTGATTTTGATGGAATTGAAAGCGATTCGACTTCCAAGGACGAACTTCGAAAAGCAGCAGATACTGTAAACGATATCGTTGAAGAGATAATCAAAACAGGATGTGCTTCGGAGTGAATTATCTGGCGGCTTTACAGCCGCTTATTTTTTTCTCCCCTGCAATAGGCCTCCAGGTCTGGTGCTTTGATCCACCATCATTCTCAGCATGTCGGCATTCCACGCCTTCCTCAGTCTTGCAATATCCTCATTATCAATTCCGCCTGTAGTATTTATTGTCAAATTCATAACAGGATTGAATGAATTACCACCGCCTCCTTCTTTCATATCCCGATTGCTAATCACCCGACCATTGTCACCCGGTATCATGTACTGGCTGCCGTTATTGGCCTGGTAAATCTCGGGCTTACCGCCCTCGCCTACCCGGTACATGGAATTGGCCGATACAGGCCCACCATGCTCACGCGCGCCAGCAACAGCCATTCCTTTTGCTGCAAGCAGAGAGCCAGCATATGCCGTCTGCCCGACAGCCGCCGCTGAGCCATAGGTGGCAATAGATGCGCTAATGGCCGCCGGAGCCCATGCTGATGCAGCTGCCGTTGCTTGTGCCATCGTTGAAGCAAGCGATGCTGCCGCCGCAGCCTGGCCCATGATTTGGCTTTTTACCCACTGGATGCCCATCTCAACCAGTCCGCCAACCACACTTCCGAGGATGGTCGTTCCGATATTGGCGAAGGCTTCCTGAAGGTTTTGGGTGCCGTTAACAAGCCCGGTTATCGCATTGGTTGCTCCGCCCTGAAGCGAGTCGATGGCAGAAGCGGCGAGCTGGTTGATTTCGCTCTGATTACGGTAGATTTCCCACTGAGCATTAATCCTTTGCTGCTCATACTGCATGTCTGTGGCGTTTCGTAATTCCATCGCTTGCTGATGAGACAAGAGACTTTGTTGCTCAAATTGTTTGATAAGAGCCAGCTTTTGAGCGTTTTCATTCGCCAATTGCTGCACAGGGTTTACCTGAGCAACAGCCTCTTGCTGAGGAGACACCATTGCCTGAGCTCTGATTTTTGCCAATGTAGCCTGATGGTTGGCTTCCAATCGCTCTATAGTCTGGTTGTATTGCTCTTGGGTAATTTTTTTTGCCGCCAGAGCTGTATTCAAATCCTGGACGTCTTGCTTATAGCTGGCGTTCTCTCGCGCTTCCGGGAGTAGCTTCTCAGCGGCAGCCTGTGCCTTGATAGCATTGGCCGTATCCCATTTTGTCGCAGCATACTGCCTTGCCTGTTGAATTTGAGCCTGGGTAGCGCCTTTCCCAAGTGAAAGCTCAGCATTTAGCATTGCCTGCTCTCTGCTCAATTCACCAGTTGAGTCGGCAGCAAGTTGAGACTGCTGCTTTAGCGCCTCAAGTTTCTGCGCTATCGACTCCGCCTGGCTGGCTGACTGCTTGCCCTCTTTGTTGCTTTCCTTTCTTGCTTCAGTTACCCGGTATGTCTCGGCATACTCGTCCTGTAGCGCCTTCACGCGTTTCTGGTCAGTAATCCCGGCATCGGCCGCATCATATTGAGCCTGCAACCGTGCGCGAGCCTCACCTTCAAGTTTGGCTAGTGCTAATCTGCGTTCCGAATTTTTGACAAGCTTTTGGGTAGCAGCATCATCACCCTTGGACTGAGGTGCAATGAATTTTTGACTCTTTTGAGCTTCAGCTGCCGCCTTTGCTCTTATGTGGGCTATCTCTCCCTCAACTATTTTTAGTTTATTTGCCGCCTCATTTCTTCGAATTTGGTAAATAGACTCTGTCTCATACCATCTTATTGAATCGCTAATTTCCTCATTGTATTTCTTCTGATCACTAATTAGCTTATTCATCCGAGATGATTCGCCAACGTTGCTATTATAGAAGTTGAGGTTATCTGCTACGCTTTGCATTAAACCAGCCAGCGTGGAAGTTAAACCTATGGCTTGATTCAAGTCATTAATTGCGTTCCTAAATGCAACATCCAAGCTGTTCTTTGCCCTGCCTATACTTACAGGCATTTTTTCGAACTCTTCATTAACTTTTGAAGATTGCTGCTGGATTGCATTGAGGGCATCTTGAGCAGTTAACTTCCCTTCAAGCATTCTCTGTCTCAACTGCCCTATAGAAATACCTAGGCCTGCAGCGATTTGTCGCGCAAGCTCCGGCATCTGTTCCAGAATGGAGTTGAACTCTTCTGCCCTAACTATCCCGCCTGAAATGGACTGGCCGAATTGACGCAAAGCATTGGCCATCTCTTCAGTGGATGAGCCACCAATAGATCCTATTTTCTGAAGGGTGGTAGTCAGCGCTAAAATCTGTGAGTTTGTTGCTCCGGTCTCTTTTAATGCTGAGGTCAGAGATTCCCACAGTCGCTCAGTCTCGCTAAGGCTGTTACCGGTCTGCGATGAAATAGAAGACAACGTGGCCATGGTCTTTTTGGCCTCATCAACGCTTGAGCTAAGGCGAGAAATCCTAGCCTGCAATGTAATCATTTCATCGCCGATTTCTATAATCCGCTTTGCGGTCTCGATAGTAAAAGCGCCTGCGATGGCAATGCCAACCTTGTTTAATGCCCCCTCAAAACGACCAGCGGATTGAGATGACTTATTAAAACTACCGTCCATCTGGTCAAGGCGCTGGTTAACTTTTTGCTGCGCTGCAATGAGTTGAGCAACATCCATTTCCACTTGGTAGACGATGTTACCTAACTGCTTATCTCCGGCCATATGCCCCTCTTTGAACAATAAAAAACCCGCCGAAGCGGGTTTTATCATTTACTTTCTCACCTACAAGCTTCTTTGCCGACGTAATCCGTTATAGATTCGGCAATAATCGGCGACATGTGGTCATCAGGTTGTGAGCTACTCATTTGCTCTAGCGTCTCTCCAGAGCCAAGATACTTAAAAGTGTTATCTTTGCATGAGTACATTCTCTTTGAATAGGTTACCCCTGATTTCCCTTCTCTTTTTGTAATTATCGTTACAAAGTCGTTGTTTACATCCTTTTCAAGAACGGTGTAGTTAGCAGAAGAATCTGTTGGTACAGAGAATGGATATTCAGCAGCCACAGCACAAGATGAAGCAATCATGAATATTAATGATGCTAATTTTTTCACTTAGAATTACCTCCGTTACATTTCCTGACATGCTATCAAAAAGCGATCACATATCAACCAACGGGAGGGAAACTTGCGGGGGATTGCATACAAAAAAACCCGCCGGGGCGGGTTTGATTAATCATTGCAGAACTAATGCTTAATAAGAGGATATTTAAGCCGTGACGGGCTTTCATCTCCAGTCATGATGAGCGCTCTGCCAGAGAACTCCATCAACACATCCACCAACTGCATAACATCCCTGCGCATGTCTCGAATGTACTGGTCCTGTATGCAATTGTGCCCGCTGATATTCATCAACTGGGGCGAGCCATTTTGGAAGTAGACCAGCCAGCGACCTTCGTGAGGAAGGCTAACTTTGAAACCTTCTTCAACTCCAGTTTCTTTGCCCAAGAACTCGCCATCAAGAACAATACGATGAATGTACTCTACCGCCAGGGGAATTTGGTCAATCTCCAGCTCATCAATGCTATCGATGTTAAAGCGCTGATGAACCATATTGTATGCATCGTCATAACGCAGTCCTTTCTTGCCAACCAGCATGTTCACAGCGTCACGCAGTGGGGTTCGCTCTTCGACGGTTGTTTTCTTGCGAGGATTTTTAGCTTCCCCTTTTATCCAGTATTGGTAGAGGACGTCATCACACTCTTCCTGATAGCGTGCTACTTTCTCACGAAGCTCAGCGCGAACCTTGCCAACGTTAATGGTGTGTAGCCACCCAGCTAGCTTACGAAGCGCCAAGCATGACATCTCGCGATTTTTCCCATCGGCAGCAACCATTGTGATTTCCACAATAGAAGACTTAAACCGTTGTTTGATCTTAGTAAACTGAGATGCCCAATCCAGACCCATGCTATCAACGATAGGCTTCATCGGCGTGTAAGGTTCGCCGTTGTAACTAACTAAATAAAGACTATCGCCGTGGAAAGGGACATTGATTGTGGAGATCTGCGTTGCTATACTCATTTTGTTAGTTCCTTGGAAGTTACTGACAAATTTGAAACCTCAGTCGTTGGCGCGTCTGGGGTTTCGCCGTTTTTAGCGGGCATGTAATTGCTCCCTGAACTTCAAAGCCCATACTAATGCCTGAACCAAGGCTGAGTTCTCTGAAAGTCCCTCTTCTTCTGCGATGCGCTTAAACTCTTCCTTCACCTTCTGCGGGTACCGCAGCGTTGTTCTTGCTTCTTTCTTTTCCATCTATCTCTCCTTAAGGGGCCATTATGACGCCACGAGGCCATAATGCCACCATTGATTTGATATGGCAATATGGCACCATCAATTTTTTTAGGGGTTCCACATGGCCGAAAAACAAGTTAAAGACTACGACAAGTTCAATCTTCGTTTTCCTGATGGTATGCGTGAAGCCATTGCTGAGCGCGCCAAGCGTAATGGCAGATCGATGAACGCCGAAATACTCGTCATCCTTTCTAACGCCTTGTTATCTGACGGTGGCGATGATGAATGGATAAACCGTTTGATGAAGATTATTGAAAACACTGAACCAACGTCCGACGAAGACTTGGAAAAGTTTGGGCTGGCAATCTCAGAAGCAATAAAAGAAGTTACAGCTCGAATTAACAAAGAAAACATGAGGCTGCAAGCAATAGCCGATGCCCAGATAAAGCTCAGCAAAAAACCTTCCTAACTTTTAAAGAGCATCCACTGGCGCAATTAAAGCGCCAGTTTTATTGTATGTAAATGCATTAATTTTCAGCAAATTAAGTGCGATTATCAGGAAATAGATACCAATAGATATAATGATGTGACACTTACAAATCTTTACATTCTTGATAGACATCAGGCTGATTTAGCCAGGCGCTTAGCTTTCTTGGCTAAGTAGTCCTCAGCCACCTGATCGTACTCTTCACGAGTAAAGCCTTTCTGCTCAGGGTATTTGGTTGCCAGTAGCATCTGAAACTTGGTCATTGTCAGATTGCCAGCCTCCTGCTCGGTCATGCCGAAATGTGCCTGCGCGGCCACGATGTAATCGACGGCGCGGAACTCAGTGCTGGTCTCCCCGTTTTCATGCCTTTGGAGCCTGCGAACCTTAGCCTTCCCGATAACACCATGAGTCATCAGTGACTGCGCAATCAGAAGCATGTCAGATTCAGGTAGCGCACCTTTGCGAATTTTGAATGTGCGTCCGTTGCCTTTCGAGGGATGGAATACGCCGGTCAATGGGCCAGCGTCTTTTTCACAACAGGCATTCAGAACAACCACTGAAGCGAGAAACGCTTTGCGACCGTAACTGGTGCTTTTAATGTGGCTTATCAGCCATTGCGGAACGTATCCGTAAGCCTCAACGGCTCGACTCACAAGGCTGGTTACTTCATCGTTGTGCAGGTCGTAAAACACCTGCACGATTTCGTCTGGCTCACCAATGCGTGACATGTTCACAAATGACGGCCGGAAGAAATAATCCTCACCGTCAACGCTGATGAGGCACTCGCCAATCTCTTTAAGCGGGGTATTCACCGGTAAAGCCTCCACGCTTTTCTTCTCTCTGTTCTCGGCAGGCCATCAAAAGCCTTTTCCACTGGCATCTCGTCGGCATGGTCTACGAGTGAGTAGCAAGGGTAAATAACATCTCTTCCCCATGCGTCTCCGAGGGCATAGTCTGCCGGCTTTCGCTGGCTCCAGTTCATCAGGATGCGGTTAATTCCGCTGGCTGGCAGCGCATAGCAGACGCCGTGAATCAGTCGGTTCAGGGTGATGTAATCAGCGCGGCACTTGTCAGCAGCAATAAGACGTTCAGCAATCTGCTGCTGATACTGCGGCGGGCGACCGGTGCCGAGGTAAAAACTGATTAGCTCATCAGGGAATCTGGCGCACCATTCAGCCGCAAGCTCTGCAAAGCCATCCACGGGATGGGCATCATCTTCCAGCACGACCACTCGCGCTGACTGGTCGGCAGCCCACTTGATTGCTCTCAGGTGATTCCAGTTGGCTCCGTGGTCGGCATCATCGATAAAAAGCCGCGCATTAAGGCTCTCAGCAAGCCTTTGAGCCTGCTCAGCGCGTCGGTGATGTCCTACAACCGCGAATGTCACTTGTGCTGCCACCATGCTGTTTCCTTGCCGATGCCGTTGGTCTTAAACACCGTGTGCACTTTCGGTCCGGTAATCACTCGGTCACCGAACGATTTCGCCACGATACCGAATGCGATCATGTCACCTACCGCCCTCGATGCCCCTTCTTTCTTCCAGAATCGGTCGGACTCAATGCGGTAGTAAAGACGCACGATGCGGTGAGCAAACTCCATGACATCTTGGCGTAACCCTCCAAGCAATCCGGCGTTCAGCATAGTGTCACTGGCATACTGCTTCAGGAATGACTGATACACGCGCTCAGGATGATTTTTGAGGGCCCATTCATCGGAATAGGTCTTTGGCTCAGAGCCGACATAAATCACGCCGGGCTGCATTTCTTCCCATGGCTCGCGAAGCATTTCGACATCGGTTCCATCGGTACACCAGACGAAACGATATTCTGGATGCTCTCGCAGGTGCTGCCATACATGCAGCCAGCGGCGGAAGTAAACATTCATATCTACGACAGGTACGCGTACCGTTGTCTGGCCAGGTGGGGAGTATTCGAACTCGTCAGCGAGAATGACTGCGTCGGCACCTTTAATCGACTCTGACCATCTGGCGATAAGCGACTGATCCGGTTTCATTCTGGCTCCTCGCTGCGGGTCAGGATGACTGGTCAGCAAGGTTGTGATGACGGCATTACATTGTCTGCGGTATGGTGCCCACCCGGTATAACCGGAGTCGCGGCGCTCATTGTGTATTTTTACGTTGTTGCTGACCTGCCGCTCGCGCTCTGGCTTGGGTACTGAGCGCTCTACCGACTCATGCTCATCCAGCGAGTAAATCAGCTTCTCAGAGCCAATAACGTCGGCATATGCCCATGAGGTAAGCCCAGCATTATGAATGCGCAGAGCGAGGTCTGAATGCTCATACATCCCGCGCCCGTAGACCGGGTCGAACCCGCCGACCCTTTCAATCGCACTGCGGTGGTAATAGAGCATCACGCCGCGCTGGCCGGTGTAGGCGATGTGTTTTTCATCGCGGTACAGGACTGAAAGGTCATTCAGCTTGCGTGGGCCAGCCAGGTCGAGAAACTGATATGCCAGATGAGGCTCAGGAGACTCGATATACGGAATATGCCAGCCATCTGCAATCGGCCATGCGTCATCGTCCCACAGAAACAGATGCTCACAACCGGCATCAATCAGGGCTTCAATGCTGGCGTTTTTGGATGCCACGATGCCCTGAGATTGTTCGTGACGGATAAGCCTTGCGTATTCTGGTGCTGCGGCGGCCGGCACCGAGCCATCATCGACAATCACAACCACTGCGCCGGGCGGCAGATGTTTCTGGTGCTGCTCAAGAGCGCGTGCCAGAACGTCTGGCCGGTTGTGGGTGGTGATGGCAATACCAATGCCAGATGAGCGCGCCGACGCTGGCTCGTAGGGAATTCCGTTTATCAGAACCTGCATATCTCTGTCTCAGAAAGGGGGCTTGCGCCCCGCTGTGTTTTAGCTGGAAGGTTCGGAGGTATCAGTAACCTGCACGGTGCTGGAGTCACCCACTTTGAACTCAGTGGAGAAGGTCACGATGTCGTTAGTGCCGCCGTCAGAGCTGAGGGCAGTGATAACCATGTAACCCTGAAAGGTCACCGGGCCGTATTCCATGCGAACCCAGATACCAGGCTGACGCTTGGCCTTAAGCTCGCTAGCGAAGTACTTGATGAAACGACCGATGCCGTACTGGTCGAGCTTGTCGTTTTTACGCACCTCACCTTCAAAGCTGATGGTGAAGTCGGAGTTTGTGGTGATGCTCTCGACAAAGCCGCCGCCATCGTCAGCATCACTGGTCACGGTGTTCGGGCTGAAGTCGAACCCTTTTGACGTACCGGCGGCCAGCGCTTTCCATTCCGATTCAAGCGGCACCGTATCCGGGCAGCCGTCGGCAACTTCAAGCACAATAGCGCCACCGAACAAGCGTTCGTTGCTGGTTGGGCAATTAGCCATGTTACTTCCTCTTTGACGTTTAATTAATCGCCGTAGGTGGCGACGAATTGAAGCCGATAGACAAGGCGTCCATCGGTTGTAAGAACTGGTGCGGGCATAGCGCCCATATTCTGGAGATAACCGACGCAATCATCGGTCATGGGGTTTTGCTGGACGTAATCGACTATCTGCTGCACGCGCTCATCGACAAAAGCATTGCCACCTTTTGCGCCGATAACGTCGACCAGGATGTACTGCTCGTTGCCGAGGCCATTGCGAATATTGCTGCCGCCATTTGGACGAAACACCATGAACCGGTCAGATTCAGTGCCTGAGTCTGTCCACATCAGCAGTTGAACCTTAAAGCCATCCGTCAGGCCAGCATTCATGAAGTAGTTACGCACGCGCGTATGCATTGGCGGATTCATAGAGACAGCTCCTGCTTCATAACCCGGTCGATTTGCTCTCGGGTGTCCTCAAAGCCTTTTGTAAGGAACTTTTTGCGGGCAGTGGCGCGGCGGAAGGTTTGCGGAACATTCGGATCGTGAACGTAAACCGCATAGTTGGCCGAGTAGCCCACCCTTCCGGTTACCTTTGTGCCGTTAGCGTCAACCTCCCGGAACTGGCTGTTCAGAAGCGTTGATGTGTCGATTGGGGTGTATAACGCTGCCTGCGCGCCACCGATTAACAGTGCTGACTGCACGGCCCTGACGACCTTGCGCCCCTGCACGTCATTAATCAGCGCGTCCAGATTAGCTTTCGCCTGGGCAATGCCGCGAACTTTACCGGCCATATCACACTCCCGTTATGATGGCGTAGTCGTCGGCGATGCGCTCGAAGGTGTCTTCATAGCGAAGCACCTGCTGAACCTCATCAGCTCCGGCTTCTTTCGGGTCAGCCAGGTCGGAAATGCCAATCAGCACATAGTCGCCAGTCTTAGCCAGTGCGTACTCAGTCCAGATTGTGGTTTTCACAACGATTTCTGAACCAATATTGCCGATGCGCTTACTCAGGCCGCCTTCATAGCCACAGAGAATCTGCTCAGGCGCTGCATAACCGAGCGGGTCGCCGTAGTCGTCCTGACCATCAAGCTTGCGCCAGATTGTCGCTGTCGCGGTGTATGACCAGTTAGCTACTGAGCTCATAGGTGGTAATCCTCATGCTCCCACGGCTCCTCGTCGGGATTTTTGGGCTTCTGCTCTTTCTCACACATCAGCAACCTCCAACGACATCAAAGAAGCCAACGCGACTACCCACATCTATCGGCAGCGATGCCGTGCATCCGCTCTTATCCAGTGACAGAAGAGCGTCACGCATCGAACGTACATCGCCGGTATAGTCGAATGACCGCGACGCCCCTGAAGGCGCTGACTGCGATTTAATGCGCTGACTGTATGCCGTTAAGGCCATAAGAGAGACGGCATAGACCTGAATCAGCACGACGTCACATTCGTCGTAGCCAGACGCCTCCAGGCACTGCTCAATGCTGCTGAGCTTGCAGAGATATGCGTTGATGATGAAATCAGGGATGGAGTAACCGAGGGATGACAGCTGCTGTTTAACCTGCGCTGCTGTGATTGGCGTGATAGCCATGGTCACTCCTTATCTTTGGGTTTCCGTCCGCGCCTGGGTGTGGCGACTTCCAGCTGGCGCTCTTCCAGGTACTCGGCCAGCCCGGCATTAACCCAGCGTTCGGCGATTGAATCGGCAACCTCTACCTCAGAGCCAATCTCCAGCTTCTGGAAATTGGCACCGGCAAAAAGGTTTGATGAGATAACTTTTACCAGTGCCATATCGCTTCCTTAGCTGGTCGCTTCGCCAGTGGCGTGAACCACGGAGTAGTGACCGTTGATGTCGGTTTTGACCATCAGGCCCATTGCGCCCCAGGTGCGCCAGATGTAATCGCTGTTGTAGAACGGACGCGGGTCGGCAACGGTGCCGATGGCCTGGCCTACGATCGGAGCAACTACGCCAGCCTGCAGTGGAACAATCAGGATTTCGTTACCCTGCAGCTTCGCGTCTTCTTTGATGGCTGCGATGCCGGTCAGGGTCAGGAGTTCCTGCAGCACGGTGCGAGACTGGAAGTTGTCGCTGAAATACTGCTCCAGGTTGGAGATGATTTCAGAGGAAACGTACCAGGTCTGCTGGCCGTACTGGTTGTTCTGCAGCTTGAGAACATCGCGCAGACGGATTGCTTCGGCGCGAATTGCTTTCGGATCGGTGCTTGTCGCCATGTTTACGTTCAGCGTCACCTGAGCGACGCGCTCATCTGCGCGGAAGCCCTTCCAGGTCAGGCCGTCGAATACTGCGTAGTTACCAGCCGCATCGCGGTAGCCGTCCCACATGTAATCAACGTACTGACGCTGAACATCTTCCACGGAGCCACGCTGGGCGTCAGCCTGAGACTGAAGCGCTGACGGGCTGTTGAAGATTGGGTCACGCCAGTTGAACTTGAAGCCGGAGTCGTGGATCGGGACCATCGTGCCGTCGAAGGTGTAGACGCGAGCGTCAAGCGCTGCGCCAATCTGGCCGGACATTGAGGTGTGCGCCCAACCACGGCCACCGGTGCGAGCGTAGTCGTAACGGGACTGCTCGATACGTACAGAGCGTGACAGCGGCATCAGGTCGTTCAGCAGAGTGAACTGCGTGTTCGGCTCGAACTGCTGAAGCACGGTGGTATCGTACGCGCGGTACAGTCGACGGATATCATCAACTGCGTTAACGGCGTCCAGCGTCGGAGCGTCTTCAGCAGCGCCACGCCATTGGGTGCGAGACAGGAAATCAGCAACCGCCTGTGCGGTAGCGTTACGTTCAGCTTGCAGCGCGCGGAACTGCGCCTGGTTTACTTCCAGGTTGCCAGTCTTCTCGCCAAGTGATTTGGAATATACAAACATTAATCGGTCTCCTTACTTGACCACTACGCGCAGCAGGTCGCCTGCAGCAACGGTTGTCGCTTTGTCTTCTTCCACGAAGAGGACTGCGGATGCAGTGCCGCCGGAAGTGACGCGACCGTTAGAGATAGCCAGTGCCTGGCCTTTGTTATAGGTGCCGGCAGCAGCGCGGACGTTCAGGAACATGCCGGGCAGTAACTGAATGCCGACGACAAGCTCGTTAGCCGGAATGACGTCATCGACGCCCATGCAGCGCAGATAGTCATAGTTGGCCACATACAGCACAGCACTTTCGCCGCCGTTAGTTGATGCGGTGAATTTGCCGTTGGTGAATACGCCGATGGTGCCCGGCTGAGTCGCTGCGGCTGCGCCGCCTTCGCGGTTCAGAAGCGGGTTCGGGAATACGCCACCCGCGTGAATTACGTGTTTACCGTCTTTAGCCATTTTTATTACTCCGGCATCTCAGAGAAGGGTTTATCGGTGGAATGGTTGAATGCGCCGGACAGGCTGCGAGTGGTAGCGCACTGTGCGTACAGGCCATCCAGAGCCGCGCCATCGAGAGCGTTAACTGCCATGTCGTCGAGCTTGAACTTGGCTTTCACCGCTTCGCGCTTGGTCGCTTTTTCCTGGTCGGCGTTAGCGGTCAGGCCGGATTCGATAGAGCTCAGCTTGTCGGCAAACGGCTTAAACCATGCCGGTGCTTCTTCGCTATTGGTTGCTTTGTCTTTGGCCGCCTTTTCTTCAGCCTCTTTCTTCTCGCGAGCGGCCTTTTCTTCCGGCGTCTCACCTTTAGAAGCTGCTTTCTCAACAGCCATCTGGTTGAACGCATCCAGCAGCTCAGCTTCTGATTTGCCTTCTGTCGGCTTACCAGCGGCTTTCAGCGCATTGATAATCATGTCTTTCATCGGATCTCTTTCTCCGTTGGTTTTAATTTCGTACTCAGGTGGTTTGCGCACGACTTCTACAGGTTCGCCGACGAATTGAGCCTTGCCGTCATCGTCGATGAGGTACTTCTGTTTGAAATATTTATCTGCATCCCGATAAACGAAGGAGTCCGGCCATACGATTTCCGGCCATACCCAATCATCGTTGTCACGACCCTCACGGAGCTTGTCGCTAATAGCCCGCTGGATATCGTCGAATGAGAAATTTGATGCGTTGGTAAAGAAGAATTTGGTCTTGTTAAGCAGTCCTTCCCTGGTGCAGTTCGATGCCTGCGCGAGGTCTGCGTTTTCTACGCTTACTTCCTGTTGGGAGTTGTCTGCGTTAACGAAGATGCCGACACCTTCTTTAGGGGTTGCGGCTCCAGGCTCATCGAGAAGAATGGCTACGTGGTCGAACTGCATATTGCGAGCGACCCATGAGTAGCTCTTACCCTTCGATTTGCCGCTGTTCTGCTCGCGGCGCAGCAGGAGCCCGGTAGATACGTGAATCGGCTCAGCGTTTGAGTTGGCCTGAAGCTCATCAAGACGCTCGATGAGGCGCTTACCCTTCTCGCTGGACTGAGCGATACGCTTGTTGACCTTCATGTCCATGACGACACGGTCGCCGTCTTTGCGGACGTTTTCAGCCCATGCGCCGACGTGGAACTGGTTAACTGCTCGAGGGTTGGTGGCGCTGACGTGCTCGTTGCCAATCTTCGGATGCCCAAAAGGCATCGGGTTGCCTTCGAGCGTTTTAAAGCTCTTGTTAATCTCCTCAGCCGGATACAACCCGCCATTCATGACAACGTCATCCACGACAGGCACGACGCCACGAATGACGATATGCTCGTCACCGTCGATGGTTTCAGTTGAGATGTTTGAAGAGTTGATGGCGAGGGATTTAACGTGGATGCTGGATAGCTTCACGATTATTCCTCATGCGAGTTGAGTGCTTTTTAATTGGCGATTAAATTCTCAAGGCTTGTAAAAAATGGAGATTAAATGATGGCTATTTATAAAATTACTTACCAAGTCAGCGGTGACGCTGGATTCCGCGATGTGAATATTGAGAGTGATCACCCTTTATCTGATTCTGATCCGGAGGTTATTGAAGCGGCGATGCGCGACTCCGCCCACCACTATCGACCAGAACCAAGAGTAACTAGCGTTCAGGGCTTAAGAATTACGATGGTTACCGAAGTAAAATAATCACCCCCACCGCTGGCGTTCCTGCGCCAGCTTTTCCTCCAACCCCTGATTAAACAGGCCACCATCTTCATTAAGTAATACGGGGATCTGGCTGCAATAGCAGTTGTAGCGGTTGCCATTCTGCGCGTAGAAGGCCTCTACCTCTTCCGTGGTGAACGTCTTCCCGTGTCGTGCAGCGTGCCAAGGGCGTGTCGTCGATTTCAAAGCCGATATCCACAACAGCGCAGTATTAAGCCCTAGCCTTTCTTTCGACCATTCTGCTTCTGACCACTGAGCCTGCCGTAAAGCTCCTACTTGTTCCGTCTGCGCTATCGTCTTTGCTCGGCTCATCGAAACATCGAGGCGCTTGCTAATCAGGCTCGCCGTCTCTCTTGGAGAAACCCCCCGCCCTATCGCATCAGCGACGATGTTCGACAGGTCAGCGCGGGCGGCATCACTTATCCCCCGCCATTCGCTGTAAGTGGAGATATAAGCCGCTGCCACCTGGTTTTGATACGCCGGGCTGCTTAGCAACTGCTGAAGCGTTGTTGACTGCTCATAGACAGCCGATTGCGCCGAAAGATTCGTGAACGCCTGCAGTGTGCCGCGCTGATACTCATCAGAAACGTACTGGAGCGCCCAAAGGTTGTCACTCCCACCCTCGAGAAGATAGTCGTCCAGAATCGTTTCTACGCGCAGCAGAAGGTCAGACAGTTGCTGTGGCGACATATCGTAGATGAAGGTGCCAGCGTTCACCTGATAGAGCGTGTCCGGCTTGCTGCCTTCTCTCGCCAGGATATAGCCGTACAGTGAATTGCCATTACGCTCCCTGCCGACCAGATAAGCATCAAGCAACTGCTTCAGCTCAAGCTTTATCTGGTAATAGCGATTCTCGATATCCCGGAACATCCGGTTAACCGGTCGGTATGACTGTGTTGGGTCGGCTTTATTACGCGGAATTATCGGGCTGCCCGGTCGTTGTCGGTTGTTCAATTGGCTCACCTGTCAGCGGGTCTGTCGTTGCGGCTCCGGCAGGCTCCTCTGGTTCGCTGATTGGCTCAAGCTCACCGACAGCACGGATTTCATTCTCAGTAATCGCTGGAGTGCCGTATGCCTGCTGGGTGTCTTTGGCCACGGCTGCCATCGCCTGCATATTTGCGATCTTCTCTTTCTCACTCGGCGCGAGTAGGTCAGACCATGCGAGGGTAACCTCGCCAGATTTCGGCGGGTCGATGACGCCAATCTGCCAGAAGCGCTCAATGACGCGGGTGATGAAGTCAGACATGAAACCCCAGCGGCGACCATTGCAGCGCTTCGCCCAATCAGTTTTGTCCTCATCCGAGGCAAGACGCCCGGTCTGCTGACCAAAGAGAATGGTGAACGGACACTGAATCGTCGCGGAGAACTCGTTAGCTGCTACTGTCCATGTGGGTGTCGGGTCAGCGGCTGCGACTGACAGCACCGACGGCGCGCCAGCCTGCATGACAAGTGCCGAATCCGTACCGCGGTTCATTCTGGAAATCTTGTCATTCAACGCTTCGCCGAGGTCTTTAAAACCTGCCTTCTCTGCCTGCGCTTGAAGGTTTTGCATGTCTGTGTCTTTGTCGAACGCAATCCCAAGCTGGCGACTTGCGTTCTTCAGGAAGCCTTCAGCGCTACCACCTGACGTTTTCTCAATGTCCAGCAGCTTGTTGTACCCGGCGCGCAACAGCGGGATGCCGGAGAGCATGTTCTCGTCTTCAGCACCTTCGCACAGGATGATGACGCGGCTCGGGTGAACCTGAACGCTGCGCACCGGACCATAAGTGCCATCATCCCCGACTGGCTGCTCGTTGAAGTTGTACATCACAGGCTGGCCGTAGGTTTCCGACATTGTATCTGTGTCGAAATTTCCTGGCTTAATCTGCGCTTCCCATGCCGGGATAAGCTTAACCACTGCCTTCAGGCGCTCGGTGCCGAGAGACCTGATGTAGTCGGTGTTGATCGGGTCTTTCCATTCGCGGCCATCCTTAACCTGAATTAACAGAGCCGAATAACGCCCCACGAGGTTGCGGCGGTCGGCGTCTTTCAGCTTCGCCCAATGACGCTTGAGAAGTTTTTCAACGGTGCGCTCCCATTCCGTGGTCTCACCAGATTCATCCTTCTCTTCGCCGTCAATGATGGTCGGGTTGTCCACCCAGCACGAGTCCAGAAGCTTATGCACTGCGGCATGAGCAACGGCATTGCGCTCATAAGCCCGATAGTACTGGTCGAAACCTACCTCGCTCGGATAACCGAACTCATCCCACAGCTTGGTGCGCTTGGTGTTGCCGTTATGTCCATTGGCGTACAGCATTCGTTGCCGCCCTATCGCATCAGCAAGGGCGTTCACGAGGAATGAAACCTCGCCTTGTTGTTCACTCACTGATGAGCTCCTTAGAAGAAGATTGCGCCTTTAGACTGGCCGCTTAATTCGGTCATCGCCCATACCAGCGCATCGAGGCGGTCGGGTGACTTTTTGGAGGTGGTTGGCACGTACTCCATCTGCTGGTTTTCCAGTTGATAGAGATTACCGCGATGGGCTACGCGACCCTGTGCATACAGAGCGGATATTGGCTCGGCTCGCGCGAACTTACCCTTGCTCGCATGGACGCGGATAATACGGTCTTTGAACCCGGCATTGCGGAGCGTGTCCTCTGCCATGTCACCGCCCTGGTTGGTTTCAATCACGATCGCATCGGCGTCATGCTGTTTGTAAGCATCCATTGCTCGCGTCGCCCAACCATTAGGGGAGTATTTGCCACTGTAGTCACCATCGGCTGAATACTGTCGCTTATCGCCTGCGCCGTATGAGCTTGCGGCCACAATGCCCGTTTCATCGCTCTCTTCGCTGTTTGTTGCCTGCGGGTCGATAGCAATAACCGTTCTGGATAGCTGCTCGGTGATGTTCAGGGCGCGTGCTGCTGCAATCATCTGCTCTGTCCACAGCGCGCCTTCTGCGTTGAACCTGCGAGGGTTCTGCATGTACTGCGCTTCGGCTGTGCGGCGATGAGAGAATAGCGCTGTACGGTGGCTCTCGTTGTGCTTGAACGGCCAGAGCCAACCATCAGGCAAACCGTGCTCAATCGGTATGGCGTGACTGTTGTCCGGGTACTGCTCCTGATAGGAGCGGCTATTGTCGATGATTACCGGCAGATTCAGGTGGTGCCACATCTCACCACTGCCTCCTCGCAGCAGATAGCCGCTCAGGTCGTGATAGTGGATGCGCTGCATGATGACAATCATCGGCGTGGTTTCGATAGCCAGGCGCGATTTAATCGTCTCGTTGAAGCGGCTGTTTACGCCGTCACGGACAGTCTCTGAATAAGCGTCATCGGGCTTAACGGGGTCATCGATAATAAGCGCGCCCTGCCAGCCAGGCTCCATATGTCCGGCACGGAATCCCGTGACCTGTCCTGCCGACGATGAGGCATAAACACCGCCGCCATACTCCGTCCACCACATCGCCTTACTGTCGGCATCGTCGCGCAGCTCCATCGGCCACATAGCCTGGTAGGCTTGCGACTTAATCATGCTGCGAGCGGTAGAAGAGTTCAGCAGTGCAAGGTTGTGCGAGTAGGACAGGTGCATAAAACGGGCTCGCTTATTCAGCGCCAGCCCACGCCCCATCATGTTGATGGTTGCCAGTTCTGTTTTCGTGTAGCCAGGTGGAACGTTGATGATCAGCCGATTAATTTCGCCATCTATCACTCTGTCCAGCGTTTGCTGAATAACCTTGTGATGAGGTGCCACTATCATCTTTCCGCCAGTGCGCTGCTTGAAGAAGTAGCGGGAAAAGTAGAGCCCGTCAGCTTCGCACATACTGGCACGGATAGAATCGTCAGCAGTCGTCATTCTCCATCACCCGCTTAATATCGTCAGGCGACATAGTGACTACCCTAACCGGGCCGCCGCCCTGACCTGTTAGTTCCACAACCTGCTTATCAAGCCCGGTGAGCTTAGCCTTGCCCATTGTTGCAGCTACAGCAGCTGATGATTGGGGCGTTTCGGCGCTTAGTGCTTTCTGCCTGGCCTCTTCCAGCTCAGCCAACAGAGAATCAATAGTTACGTTATGGCGCTGCCTAATCTCTCCCTGAAGCTCCTTGAGTCTTAGGGCGATCTTAGGGTTATCCTTTAAATTGCTGGCTTGAACATGTACTGCTTCCGGCTTCATCTTGTCAGCAGCATACGCCGTCCGATAAGCCTCTGAAGCATTACCCGTTTCGATGTATGCCTGACAGAAAGCCTCTTGCTTAATTGTCAGACCTGCCATATTCATTCCTTATGATGTTTGCTCTTCAACTTCAGGCTCAGGAACGTATTCCATCTCCTGCACGTTATCAGGTGCCAGGTATACCCATGATCCGTCTTCGCGAGCGATGCCGATGAAGCCGTTAATAATCTCGGGCTGAGATCGCTTCATCAGACCTTCATGCGTTTCGCCTGTTTTGGTTTTGACTGTGATGCGGTAGGTTTCAGCCATGTTTGCTCCAATAAAAAACCGCCCGGAGGGGGACGGTTATGGGTCACTCGATTGGCTGTATCCAATGAGCTATTTCGATTCCATTTTTATAAATGGCTCGATAGATGCCAATAGGTTTATCTGGTTCTTTAATGTGCGGGTCTACAGAGAAGTCAATGACTCGGTCGTGCAGGTCAAAAATATTCAGGTCGCTTTCGTAAATTATCTGATTATCTTCGAATCTCATCGCAGTATCCTAATCCAGCGCCATTTGAATAATTATACCATTATCTAGCCCGCTGGCAGCTGGTATTTTTTGTAATGGAGAGCCGTTGTGAAAGAGGCTCTCACCTCTTATTAGGCCGCCTGGTCATTGAGGTCGTGACCTGCCAGCAATGCAGCTACCCACTGGATACCACGCGGAGTGAACTTGGCCTGAGTGAATGCATGGCCGTTATTCTGGTTCTCTCCGGTTTTCATGGTGAAGCGACCGGCATCGAGATGCTGAGCATAGGGCGTCAGTTTTCCGGCCAGGCGATACATGATGCCCTGCTCTATCAGGAACAGTCGGAAGTCCGTTTCTTTCACCTTCAGCAGTTTCGCTGCTTCACGGAATCCCATAGCTCCGGTTGCCTCGACGTAGTGATCAACGAATTCGACTTTAGGCGCGGCAATAGCGAGCTTGCTTTCCAGTTGGGCATTCTGCTCTGCGAGGTCTGCTGCGAGACGAAGTGCTTCGGGAAGCGTCTGAGGAATCTGCGGGCCGTGCATCACTTTCAGCTTTGCCAGCACTGATCGCCTTACAGCCTTTGACTCTCTCATGCCTACCAGCATCATCTGGTCAAAGTCGAGATCGTAATAAGCCGTTTGAGTGTGGTTATTGTTTAACCGGAATTTTTTTCCGGTTCCGTCCAGCTCAAGCTCATCCTCAATTTTTGCCAGAAACTTACGTGGCTCATGAGGGGTTTCTCCGGCTTCGACGCGAGCCGGGTTAATAATGCTATTCAGGAAGTCCAGGCTGCTCATGGACACTTCACGCTCTACCGAGATCATCTCTTTCATGACAATTACCTTTTAGGAAGATGAGCCTGTCGCACAGAACAGCCGCCACCCGAGAGGCCGCCATGATGCCAACGGTTGTTCTCAGGCTCAGCTTTCTGAAAGGCTCGGGTTATTGTTTGCGCGTGCGAAGCGCATAAAAAAGCCCCGCTATTGCGAGGCTCGGTTACTTCAGGCACTGCTGCCGGATGTAGTCCTGCAGATAGTTAACCTGTTTGGTCACTGTTTCGATTCGCTCTCTGAGGGTGAAATAATCCCGTTGAGCGGAGTCTGTAAGTCGGGCGGTGGAAGCATCGCCCATGCTGCCGGTGCCGGTCGATCCGTTCGCAGCGCAGGTTGCGTTGAGCTGCAGCCGACGCTTGCCAGTAGCAACATCGCGCTCAAGCTGATTGATAGTGCTCTGAGCATCTGCAAGCTCCTGTGTGTATTTTGCGTCGAGCGCGGCCACATCGCGCTGGCGAGTCTGCATGTCGCTGATGGTGTCTTTAGCCAGATTTAATTCACGATTAATTTTGGTTAAAGATGCCTGGGATTCTGTGAGCGCTGACCGGTAATAACTGGCGAGGACAATGGCGATTGCCAGTAACAGAGTCATTACGGCGAAGAGAATGAGCTTCCAGTTAAAGGTCATTGGCGCTCTCCGCCCTGCATAGCTCGCGCTCTATCTCCCTACGCGTCTGCAATCCCTTCCACTGCTTGCCGCCCGCCCACGTCCATTTTCGCAGTTCGTCGCAGGCTCCTTTTCTGTCGCCGTTGTTGAGCTTTTTAAGCAACGTTGATGAGCGGAAAGCGCCTACCCCTACGTTGTAGGTGAACGAATAGAGCGCGGCGCGCTGGTAAGTGGACAGCGGAACCTTGACTGAGGCATCCACGGCTTTGACAACCGGCTGCATGTGCTTATTCAGAAGGTCATCGCATTCCTGCTTTGTGTAGACCTTGCCCATCTTCACATCAGGGCCGGTAATGCCTGCACACACAGTAGGAATACCAACAGGGTCGAGGTAAGGCTTGTACTTAACGCCTTCCTGGTCCTGTATCAGGACGCCCGCGATAAATGACGCCCCTCCCGCCGCAGCTGCAACCAGTGCAGTACGTAGTTTCGCTGGTATCTGCATGGTTCCACCTATGGCGATAGTTCCTGGTCGATGTCTTTGACGATTTTGGCACCCTCGGAAATGTTCGTTACATCACCACGGGCATACGCGGCTTTGAGGATGTCCGTTCGCTTACGGTCTTCCTCAATCGCTGCTTTGTTCTTTCGGTCGTTTGAACGATATGTCAGCCAGGTGAATGTCGCCGTTATGACAAATCCCAGGGCAAACAGAACATCCTGAAGAGTCAACATGGCGAAGAATCCCGTTAGACCTGACCAGAAATACGACCAGAATCCGTTGTTGGTATTCATACGTAGCATTTCTCACACCTCCGATAATGGAAGTGCTGTGATGTAGTTAGGAAAGGCCAGCGAGGCATCGGATGCGAGGGTTCATCTGTGATTGATTGCCTGTGGCCTAATACGAAAAAGGCCCGCCGAAGCGAGCCTTAAATATTTGGAGTGATTGGGTTGTGGTGGCCGGCGCTGATCTCCGGCTTATCGGTCCCGGCGGCAAGCGGCTTTACCCGTCTGGTGAACTCGCCTCGTGTACCAATGGGGCATTTCTTTCCGCGCATCAGCCTGCGCATTCACCACAACGGGAAAGAGCACTGGGTAGGGATTCGAACCCTCTACCAATAATGGCGATCTCCGACGTCGCCCAATGCTCTTACCTGTTGTGTGCCCATTATTAATCACACCGGGCCAGTGCGCCGAATTTGGTAGCGGGGAGTCGGAAGACCCCGTGATTTAAGGCTGTTACGCCGCCATCAACATCAGATCATCGTTTGCATTTATCTTTGTGGTCAGTTTCTAAAAAGCCCGCAAAGTCGCTAACGTGACGAAAACAGGAAAGAGCACTTGCGGAGTCGAACCGCCTTGGCTTCTAGAGCTTTCGCATATAGCTAATCGCTAGTCTCCGTCACCCGTAATGCTCTTACCTGTTGTGGAAACAAAAAAGCCACGAGCGATAAACTCAGGGCTTCCATCAAAACCACCATAACATTGAGGCGGATTTGTAGTGTTAGGCTTATGATATTCTAGCTTTCGTCATTTTGCAAGATGCAATCGTTACCGGAATCATACTTTGCTGGTAACTTTCGACAAAATAGCATCTGCTGCTGACTCCTCCTTTTCGAGTTCCAGAATTAATGACTCATAGAATGGCTTTACTGCCTTATCCCACACGCCAGCAGAGATAGCGTCGGTAAACTGACAAATTGCTCTGTAACATGCGGATGCTGGCAATCTTTCATACCCGCGCCCTGAGCATTGCTTGCAGGAACTCATAACCGGCACGCCCTGCTCCTCAGTCTTCTTTCTGTCCATTGCGACGCCACGCCCGCGGCATTTAACGCAGGAAGTGGAAATGACCCCTGCGCCCTTGCACTTAGTGCAGAGCGTTTCCACTACCTCCTTAGCCATTTTTGGAGGTGTTTTCTTTCCACAGCCAGGGTGTTTAACGACCATCTCATTTTTTCTAAGCACGCCACGGCCTTTGCAGCAAGGGCACATTACATGGCTCGCTGCTGAGCGGCAGTAATCCTGGTAAGCGAAAATTGCGAGCGTTTGCACAACCTTACCTTTAACATTGGTCTCAAGTTTGCGCAGGGCTGCCACCCTGTCGCAGTGCTTCATTCCATGCTGTGTCAATAACTGGATTGCTTTCCTTTTGTCGTTGTCGCTCAGGTTCATCTTGCCGCTGAAAGCACTGAACCCGAGCGATGCACGACTCTGAACCATGCCGAATGCCGCCATCACATCCGTACCCGTTAACGCCTCTGAAGCTGTTGCTCTGGGTGAGTCTGTCAACTGCGGTGACTTAGGTGAGTGAAACTTAATCGTGCTTTCAAGCCTCATGCTGCATCGCCTCCCTCTGGTTTGTTGATGCCAAGTCTGTTTTCAAACTCCCGCCGCATTTCCTTTAAGCGCCGCTCGGTCTCGTGAACGTTGTTAAGCTGCCACTCGATATCCTCGAGCATTTCCCTGTCCTTCTGGCGCTGCTGCGCTGATGCGATACTGGTTACTGTGCTCATACTGGCTCCCCCACCATTGAATCGAGTTGTCGGCGCAGCATCTTCAGCGCGCCGTCCGGGAATGGCTGACGCGCCAAGCCGGTGAATATTCCCCTGACTTTTCGGTCGCTGAGTCGTGGAAGTAAGGCGTTCACCGTTGCGCGTATGGCCGCGTTGATTTTGCGGCCGTCTTTCTGCGCCAGCTTTGCGGCCAACTCGACGGTCACCAGGGCATCCAGATATTCCTCGCAGACCTCTCTGCTTACTTCGCTCATGCGGCCTCCTGGCGCGAATTGCGCAGGTCTTTAAGCTTCTGCTGATACTCACCGTATTTTGGCTGGTAGCCATTCGTCTTCTTACCCCGATGCGTAAGCTTTTCTCCGAATAGCGCCTGCTCTACGCTCATGCCCTTCTTGAGCCTGAACACAATTGTCCTTCCGGCGATACTTACTCTTGGGTCACGTGACCATTCAGCAGGGGTTTTGGTTTCCCCGTTGAAGGTAATGGCATGGCTGTTTTTTCTGGTGTGGGAAGGGATGTGAATACGTGATCGCATTACGTTGCAGGCGTTGCACAAAACCCTAAGATTATCGGGCTCGTTGTTGTTTACCCGCTCGTCCTTGTGGTCGATGTGTGCACTCGCCCAAGTTACATACTTGCGGCATAATTCGCATGGTGGCAGTTGCTCGCCGTGCTTTGCGTACAAAGCCTTTCGGTGCTCGTACACGAAGCCATTTTTCATTGCCAGCGGATGATATGGCTCCTTGATCATCACATATCCCTTGGCGTTTCTTGTATATCCCGTCCCTTTTCCATGTTTAGTTAGCTCGTATGTTCCATATCGCATCATCCTGAAATAATGCTTTTGGCACACCTGCTGTTCCATATACCGGCATTCACGGCCGCAACCCTCTATTTTGCAAACTGGTTTCATGCTGCCTCCATTAACTCGGCTATATCGGGTAACTTCCCGCCCAGCTCGGTCACTACCAAAACGAGCATTCCGCCTTTAACCGCCTGACAGCGCTTGATGCGCATATCGTCTACCTGACCGTCATCCAGCCAGAAGCCCGCACTTGTGAGTGCGTCAAAAACGGCTTTGGGTAGATTGTCCAAATCGCGTTTGCGGTTATCGGGAGGTGCTGCGTGGATGGTGATTCTGATGCGGGGTTGGATTTTGATGTCTAACTTGTGCTGCTGAATAATTTCGATTACTTCTCGTCGGTATCGCTTACCCCAATCGCTGATGTAGTGAATTCCTCTTGAGTGTCGCCAGTACTTGTTTACTGACGGCGGCCAGGGCAGGACTATTCGGTATTGATTCATCGCACCGTCACCCTCCCTTCTCGCGTTAGCTTTTGCAGCGTAAGGACGATAGCGCGGTTCATTTCAGAGCGCCTTTCTTCCCGGCTTAAGTCTTTGCCGTTGTCGATGCGCTCATGGCATGACGGACAAAGCGCCGCTGTTAAGCTGTCGTCTACCTTGAGCCCTATTCCCTTCCCTTCGTTTCTGTGCGCGGCCTGAACTCCATACCGGCCACACAGAACGCAGTAATCTAACTCCCTGACTGCCTGAAGCCATTTATTGCTCCTGAATATCGTCATTTGCGATATCTCCGTTCGGGTCTCGATACACAAGCCATTCGTTGATGCACTCGCCGCATGCGTAGGTTTCATCCGGCTCCAGCTGCTTGCTGCATCCTGCGCAGAGAGCTCTGGCTATGCTCTGCTGCTCGTATGCCTGGGCTTGGATGGGATTAAGCATGTTTCCTCCTGGCGCGTTGACGCAGCCACCGGACATCAGCCAGGTGGGCCGTATACGCGTATGTTGGGATTTGTGAGGGAGGTAATTCAGGTTTCTTCTTGCGGCGGGGTCGGACCATAAACTTGCAGTTTTCGCAGACTATGTCGGTGATACTTCGTCGCTGTCGCCTCACATATACCTCCTGTCAGTGAATCTGACGCCCTGCCCGGTCGCCCAAGCCACGGTGTACTCTATGAGGCTGGACATGCGCTTAACGCTCATCTCAGCGCTGCTCTCGCGGATGTTTACGTATTCACCCTCAAGACCCGGCACAACCTCAGCCCCTTGCTTTGTCGCTACGGCGTGACCGCTAATCAGCAGTACCTTCCACTGCTCCGGTCGCAGCCATTTGCCGCACCACTTAACCTGCGCAGCGATATCTGCCAGGAGCGCATGAAATTTCGCGTTCTGGTCAAGGTTGCGCTTGTAGTCGGTGATTCTGATAGTGACCGGGCGGTCGGTGTTGATGGGAGAGGAAAGGATGGTGTTTATTGCTGACTGCTGATGCTGCTTACTTCGAAGGAATATTGTTTGTTTCACGAGTTAATATCCTCTCCAGGTCTCTTAAAAAAACCTCTGGAAGTTTGGCTTTTGCTCTTGCTCCATGAGGGTTATAGGCACTCATCGTTTTCATGAGTCGCTGCCTATCAACAATCACAGCCAGAAGCAAAACCCATCTGTACCAGATAACCCACGTAAACCAGTTAACTGGCATCACTCCCCCTTAACCTTGAGACCGGCGGCGCGGATAGCATTAACGGAATGACTCCTCATCCAATTCCATCCATTTCCCTCCAGCTGTTGCTGATGCTCCCCAAACTTTGGTGGTAGCTCAATCTCCACCGCTGCACGTGATGCCTGCCATGCCCACCATGCGACCTGCATATCCCACGCCATATAATCGCCATCACTGTTCTTGCAAACACGTTGGTCGATAAGGTCGCCAAACTTTTTGCTTATCTCAGCTTCAAACTGCTCTCTGCTCTTATCCACGGCGCTTCTCCTCTTTAGCTAATACGAATGCGCTGCACAGCAGAATCAGCGCGTCAGTGAACATCAGGCCGTCCTGCTTAACGATGGCCGCGAACATGAAACACAGACCGATGAAGACCAGCATTATGATGCTCATATCAGGCTCCGATTCGTGAGGTGATGAGTTTTGCGAAGGGGCTTATCGGCGAAGCCTGGTTAATCGGCTTGCGTTCAGGTGCCGGGTAATACTCGTAGCAGCGCGTTTTGCGGCCATCTGATAGCCCGGTGTGGATGTACTTACGCGTCAGCTCGCCGTTCATCTCAAGCACCCGCATGGTGTTGATGCAGTACACCGGAGAAAGGCCGGTAATTTCGCTGGCCTGAATCGCAGTGAGCGCGCCGAACTCTTTCACGCAGCGGATTAGCTCGGCTCTGTGATTAACGGAGTCGACCAGACGCCATCGCCGGGGCTTCTGGCTTGTTCCCGTTAGCTCGCCGTCTTTCTGCATGCGGTTGAGTACGACGCGAACTGCTTCGAGTGTGTTCCCTGTTCGTCTGGATATTTCGTTCGTGGTTAAAACCATCCCGACATTCATGATGGCGAGAATTTTGGCTCGTATCGTTTTCATGGGATTGCTCCGCTCAATACCTCGCGCGACTGATTGCCTGAAGCATTATCAGCTGGCTGGTAAAGAGATATCGTTTAGTGAGTGTTTCGATGTCGATGAAGCGAGGAGTGCCGATGTAGGCAGAGATTACTTGGATGTCTTCGAGTGTTATTTGCATGGCGGCTCGGGGAGCGGTTGCCAGTGCGACGGGGTCCACGACGCGCCCGGGATAAACCACCCATTTTTTGAGTCTGGATGCCCGGGGACTCGCGTACCCCACTTCATTCTCCAGTCTCCTGGGCCGTCAAACTCTGTGGCAACAAGTACGCCAGTATTTTCTGGCGGCATCCGCTCGCTGCATGGAATCCAGCCATCAGGCTCCCCGGATGAACCCAGCGTCATGGCTTCCTGCAGGCGATCAAGCTTCACGTATTCCCGCGCTGAATAGCCTTCTTTAATCCAGTCAGCGGCGACTTTTGCCGAGGTTGTATAGTCGTAACATTCTCCGCATTTGGTCAGAAGCTCGTACAGGTCAGCGACCGGCGTACACTCGAATCCATCATTGTTGCCCTCTGCTGTTGATGACTGTTTGCCGACCGGTGTGGGCGCTACCGCGAGCATGTCATTCCATGACGCCGTAACATTGTCTTCGCAATCAGCCACTACCTCGCGTCCGCACCCATGGCAAAGCGCCTCCGCAAAAGGATGAATCTTTCCGCGCATTTCTTTCGTTAGCTCAATCGGCACCAGTTTCCAACCTTCCGGCACAACCGCCTTACCTGCCAGCGATTCGAACTGCTGCGCGGTGGTGCCGGCTTGAGCCTGCTCTGCTTCCATCATTTGCTCATACTCAGCAATTTGCGGGTCATACGGCAGAGAGTCATCAGCAATATCCGGCGCGGGCGGTGCTGTGCAATCACACTCAATGAGAATTGGCTCTCCCCATGGCTGCACCCCGCCGCTATCGGCTAATCCAGTGTCGCCACATTTTGGACAAACTGCCGTATCCGCAACTTTGTCTGTAGCGGGCGGTGCGGTGTAGGCGGGGATGACAACGCCGCCAAAGTCATCTTTAGATTTCATGGCATCAACTTCACGAAAGTAAGCTCTTAGCTCGAAACCTTCTCCATCACCATAGTCAATCTGATTCAGATAATATGCAGGCTCCGCCCGCTCCCGCAGCGCCTCACCTTCCAGCGGCGGGAGGTCGGGAGTTGTTACTCCAAACAACGCGGCCAGTGCGCGGTAGTTTTGCTCGCTGTGGTAGCGGCCTTTGCACCGCACCAGTTTTTCTGCTGCCTTGAGGACAGGCTCCACTTTATCCCGCTCTTTGCGCAGCGCCAGAAGCTCAGTCGCCATCGACATAACCTCATACCTGTCCGCGCAGTCGTATTCGGACAGCTTTTCTAAACGCTCATTGCTAATAGTGCTCATCAAAATCCCCCTTTCTTATTCGGTTTGCGCTCGCGCTCTTCCCTGCGGAAACGCGCCTCTTGCTGGTCTATGTCGTAAAGAATCCCGTTACGCTGCTCAACGTAAACAGTGCCTGTGTTGCCGTGGCGGTTGAGTCGCAAAAGCAGCTCTGTTTCTGCCGGATTAACCGTGTCGTCATCCTCCGATTCGCGATAGATACCGAGCCAGTAATCACAGTCCTGCTCAATCTGTCCGGTAGAGCGTGAGTCACTCGGCAGCGGGCGCTTATTAGCGCGAGCCTCTGAACCGCGGTTAAGCTGAGCCAGAAGCACAACAACGCAGTTGAGCTCTTTCGCCAGTACCTTGAGACCTTTGGTGATGATGCCGTATGCTTGCGCCTCGGTATCTGCTTTTTCAGCAGCCATGAGCGTCAGGTAGTCGACAAGAACCATCCCCACCTCGCCGCGCTCGCGCTTGATGCGGCGCGACTCGGATACGATGTGAGCCAGAGACAGGCCCGGCGTGTCGTCAATGTAGAGGTTGTTGCTGTCGGCAATCTGCGTACCCATAGCGAGTGCCTGGGCGAACTGGTTTTCGTTGTATCCGTTCTGGTAAAACACATCCGACTTTACGCGGGAGTGTTGCGAGATGATTCTCTCAACCAGTTGCTCGGTCGGCATTTCGAGGCTGAATGCGAGGGTTGGCAGGTTTTCTACCAGTGCGCAGTGGATAGCCATTTTCTGGTAGACGGTGGTCTTGCCCATCTTCGGGCGCGCACCGACAACGAAAAGGGATCCGCGCACGATTCGCTTTGGCTCCAGCATTTCGTCCAGCGCTTCAATCCCCGATGTCAGGCCTACCGATGACGGGTTGCCCTCCAGTCGCTCACCGACCTGATAAGTCCATTTGTTGAATGCATCCCTGAACGTCATCAGGCCACGATGATTTCCGGTTTTTGCTTTGTCATCGACCTTCATCGCCAGCGCCTGCACCGCTTCCAGCTTCTGCGCGGTCGTCATTCCTGAGCGCGAGTAGAGCACCTCAAGCATCTGCGTTGCCTGCTCGATTGCCATGCGCTCGGTCGATTTGTCCTTCACGACATTGGCGTAGTGCATGACGTTTGCAGCGCTTGGCGTGTTGCGGGAAATGTCTGCCAGATAAGCAAAGCCGCCTACCTGCTCAAGCTCTCCCTGCATCTCCAGTGCGTCTGAAAGCGTCAGCATATCCAGCGCTTTGCCTTTGGCGTTCAGCCCCTGCAACGCTGCGAAGATTCTGCCGTGCTGCCTGCTGTAGAACATGTCCGCATTCAGGAAGCCGAGCACCTTCTGGACGTTGTCGCTGTCCGGGGCGACCATCACTGAGCCGAGAACGGCCTGTTCAGCCTCGTAGTTACATGGCGGGGTTTTGATGTCATCGGTCATCGCGATCACCCTCACGCACTTCGATGTAGAGCTTAGAGTTCAGGAAGCTGTCAAACTTCATGCGGCGCCACGTCCTGCCGGTCTTCTGGTCAGGCCGGTCTTCCAGCATCCAGCGGCAGTTTTCGCTGATGTATTTCAGGTATCCCCTGAAGCCTTCCATGTCGAGAGGCTTGCCATCCAGATTGCGGGCGATCTTGTTCGCCTTGCCCCAGAAGGTGCGGATGAGGTTACGACGCTCATCAGTGAGGCATCTCCACCCCCTGGCTTCTGGCAATTCATCTTTCAGGCATTGCCAGACTTCTTCGCAGGAAATTTTTGGCTTCTGCACGACGGGCTTTTGATTCTGTTCTTCAGGCTCGTTTGCGACATACTCATTACCTTTAGGTAATGAGTTATTATTTATATTATTGTTTATGGACAAACGTTGGACATCGCTTGGACAAACAGCTCTGAGAGCCGCATTTTTACTGGTGTTTGCGTTGGACAAGTCTTGGACATTCGTTGGACAATTTTGAGCCTGAAAATCGTCATATTTTACGATGGTGATGAGGCTGAATTTCTTCTGCATCGACGTGACGGTAATCATCCCTTTAGCCTCAAAACTTCGCAGGAGGCTCTTAATTTTGTTGTCGGGAATGAACGTTTCGCTTACCAGTGTCGGGCGGCCTGTAATCATCTGCCCGCGCTCAACGGTAACCGGTCCAACATCGGTGTTTACGACGGTATCCTCATGGTTTGCCTTGAGGATGAGATGCACCCAAAGATGCACGGCCTGAGAGTCCTTGTAGAGTCGGCTATCCATAAACTGGCGGTGTATAGAGACAAACCCCATACCGGCTGCCTCCTGCTGGTTTACGCGGCTTTCTTGCTGCCGGTAGTCTGCTAATTTAACGACGCCCATTCTTCACTCCTGCCTTAGCCAGTCGATAAACACCAATGAACCGTTCAGCGAACGATCTGTTATTGGCTGCCGCTACAACCAACCCGTCAGGTGATTCAGGGTGCCGAATCTCTTCTTTTTCCTGGTACTTCCTGCGTTTTCGCATTAAAATGTCTCCTGTACTGTTGTTGGCGTAACACAGTTGCTCAGGCCCTGAACGAGTTGCCGCTCGTTTGGGGCTTTTCATTTCTCAGTATCTTCGCTACCTGCTCAGCAAGGCGGGCCATCTCGTCATCCACGACTCCCCATTCCAGCACGGCAAGTAACATCGAGAACTTCGGTATCCAGTCGCGTTTCCAGCGGCTGATTTGCGCTTTATCGACACCTACAGCTGCTGCTGTTTTCTCTGTGCCGATCATTGCGATCTTGTTAAGCAAGGCGCTCTCAATGCGTAACGCCTCGTTGCGTTTATTTGCGTGTTCCATTCGGTATTCTTCCTTTGTTGAATAGTTAAACGTGGCTATGCAAACCAATGCATTGCCATTTGTTTGAATTAATACTCGCTTTGCAGCGACGTAGGACTTATGTCCATTTTGAAAAGAGCGGGTACTGCTTAGGCGGCTGACCGTTCCGGAGGGAACACGTCGTCTAATTTCACTTTTGCACCGAGCTTATTAAGCGTCTTAACTAGGTGTCGGCATGTTTTCAGGTCCGGGTGGCGACGACCTGCTTCCCAGTGACCAATGGCACCTTGAGTACAACCTATAATCTCGGCCAGAGCTGCTTGGGAGATTCGAACCTTCTCCCGGTACATTTTTAAATTGCTCATATAGGCTCCATGCTGTGCTTCAAACCAATAATACACATCGTACTTTTAAATCGCAAGTTAAAAAATACGCATTGTGCATGGATGCAAACAATACACTGCGTAATAATTGACTTATGAAAACGACCTGGAATGAACTGGCTAAAACCAGAATGAAAGAGCTTGGTGTAACCCAAGAAGATCTCGCTGAGGCTTTAGGCAAAACTCAGGGAGGGGTTGGTCATTGGCTTAGAGGAATGCGGAACCCTTCCTTGCAGGAAATTGGTTCAATCTTTGAGTATTTGGGTATTTACGATGTGAAATTTAACTCTGATGGTACTTTCACTATTGGTGATAAGCCATTAGATAAACCAGTTAAAAAACAGTATGAGTACCCGTTATTTTCTTCAGTGCAAGCCGGGCCATTTTCAGAGGTTGGAAGCTACACAGCAAGCGACGCAAAGTCATGGGTAGCTACTACAACAAAAGCCAGCGAAAAAGCTTTCTGGCTTGAGGTGAAAGGCCACTCCATGACTGCCCCGCAGGGCGTAAGGCCCAGCTTTCCTGAAGGAATGCTGATACTCGTTGATCCGGCTGAGCCGGTAGAGTCTGGGGATTTCTGCGTTGCTTCTGCAAATGGTGATTCAGAGGCAACGTTCAAGAAGTATGAGAAGGATGCAGGGGTTAGTTACCTGGTACCTTTAAACCCAGCATATAGAACCCTGGATTGCGACCATAGCTGCCGCATCATAGGCAAGGTAGTTAAGGCGCAGTGGCCTGAAGAGACGTTTGGGTGATAGGTCAGATGATTAATCCATCCTTTTCGTGACGATACAACTAACTCAGCATAAAGATGCTACCAAACGTGCCGATTTTATGTATATATTTTATCGAGCAGCAATAACGGTACTTCTTGCATGGATGGTCAGTACCAGCCTTATCAAAAAGTGCTTAAAAACCAAACGATAGGTACAACCTATTGTAAAACGTATTGATCGTTACTATATAAGGAGTATAGTTAATGACCCTTAGTTCAGAAGACAAGGCTTTGATGTCAGCAGCATTTGAAGGACACTACTCTCGAGTGCTTGCAATCGTAGCTAGGGCCCTGTCTACGACTAAAACATTTTCATTCGCACCTGAGTACTTGCAGCAGGAGAATCCAAGCTACAAATACAGGGCGGACATTTTAACCAAGGCTCATTCCGTGATGGTAACTATTGCGGATATGCTGGAATTAGATTTTGATGCCAGCGTTCTTGGTGAGTACATTGATTTAATGCACGAGATGGCCGATGCTATAGATGCTGGCGATAAAGATAGATTGCTTGCTGTGATAGCTACACTAGATAAGAAGCCATTCGTGCATCAAACATTTACAATCTAACTTGATTGTCAGACAACGAGCGAGGCGGAAATATGGCTAAATTTACACTGATGCAACAGTTGAGACTACTGGATAGACTCCTGTCTAAAGCAGAAAAAATTTCTGACCAAATAGAACATAACTTAGCTGCAAAAATCAAAAAAGCAGCATAGGTTATGAAGACCCGGCCACCGCGCCGGGTTTTTTATTGCCTGCACATAACTATCAGGCCAGCACCCGACAGCCAGCACAAGCTATTGATTAAATTACTATAATTATTAGTAAAGACCCCATATCGCGCAATCTCGCCACCACCCCCCTCTTGGACCATGCCACCCCTCCACTCAATTTTTCACTCACAACAACCTTGTTGTTAGTCACATAAAATTAAAATCCTTTTAAATACAAAACGATGCATAATTATTTAAGCATTTTATACATTTCGTATTGACGTAATGCGAATACACATCGTACTATTGATGCATCAGCAGGACGCTGAGACGCCACAAGGAACTGAGTGGCTGGCTCTTTCTACAACGTCGAATGAATCGACTACGAGGCTGAAAAGCCTAACGACCAAAGTGAACTTTGGGGTGAACGCAGAAGCTAACCTTCTCGGCGGAGGCGCTTGGCAATGAGTACCCGACCGGAGTTAGTCGCCCGGCTGCGTTCACCACCAAAGATCACCAGGAGGTCACTATGTCACGCAGAACAGAGTTCAAAGGTTCATCCGCCGCTCGTCGTCGTGAGCGCCGGGCACATATGCAAAGCGCTGACAGCATCAGCAGCGAAGTAATGCATCGCCCAACACCTAGCAAGGTTGAACTGCAATGTAAGCGCAAGGTGTCTATGAGAGCAGAGGTGGTGGCGATCACAACTATTACACGCCAGTACCAGGGCTCTGTTTGCCTGCCTAATGTTGCGTTGTACTCTGCGGGATACCGTAACTCAAAAAATGTCACAGCGAGGTAAGTATGCCAGCGTATTTCTCTCCAGATACATGCTTTTGTCCTCTGTGCGGTAAAAAGTTTAATGCAAGGGCAGCGTGGAAACATATTAATGATTACCACCCTAAAGCATCAGAGAAAGAGCTTAAAATTATCCGTGACGCCAAAAGAGAGAAAGTGCCGTTCGCTACGAAACCAGTGAGGGCAACAAAAAGCTCAATTCTTTGTCAGCCTTACTGGTCTTCAGGTCCTGATTACTCAGGTGGATTGCCATCACTAGGAAAGAAAAGATGAACCCGCTTCGGCGGGTTTTTTATTGCTGAAAATTAGCTCTCTGGTTGCGTCAGAGCAGACCGAGCCACTTCGCTCGTAGCTCTCCGCGACAAGAAGCCGGAAGTAACCGAACGCAAGCGTAACCCGGCATACAAGAAGCCGGTTAACCACCCTACCCACTTGATTAACGCGCACCAGAAAATGCGCGGCAAATCGATTCCATTAATTTGAGGTGATATATGGAAGAAGAATTTGAAGAGTTCGATGAACATCCACAGGATGTTATGGAACAATACCAGGACTATCCGTATGACTACGACTATTGATAAGAATCAATGGTGTGGACAATTCAAACGATGCAATGGATGCAAGCTGCAATCTGAATGCATGGTTAAGCCTGATGAAATGTTTCCTGTAATGGAGGATAGGAAATATGTCGTTAAATGGGCAATAAGAACCACCGCAATGATTGAAAGAGAACTGGAAAAACTAAAGGCCGCATAGTCGGCCTTTCTTTTTGGGCAAGCCACTTATCTGAGGTGAGATATGAAATTCAAAGGTACGCCGGGGCCGTGGGAAGTAATGAACGCAACGGATGTGTTCACACAGCAAGGGTCTGCAAACGGAAGTGGTGTTGTCTGTGATAACGACGATGGATGGCAGGTTGCTGGATGCTTCAATGGGAAAACCTTTGTCCAGGGTGAGTTGGTAACACTCTCCCTTTCTGAAAAGGAAGCTAACGCCCGTCTGATAGCTGCGGCACCTGAACTTCTCGATGTCCTCCAGTTGATCCTCCTCTATCACGAAGACGGCAATTGTCAGCTTCACAAAGAAGACGTTGCGCTGGCCCGCGCAGCAATAGCTAAAGCCATCGGCGAGGAGGAGTGAATGGAGTGGATTAAATGTAGCGATCGGATGCCGGAGGCTATGGTCAGCGTGCTTGTAACAGGGACTTGGTTTCATCATGCAGTTTCATTCTGGGATGGTGGGTCTTGGTGCGACCTAGATTACGAACTTCCAGTTACCCACTGGATGCCTCTTCCTGCCCCGCCCGCTGAATAGCAGCCGATAGCCGACATCTGAATAGGAGAATTAAATGGGACGTAAATTTAAAGTTTGGCTGGATTCCGGTGCAAACATCCATTCGAAATATGAGCAAGTTGTCGACCTTGAGGATGACTTAGGGATTAGCGATGAAGAGTGGGAGAAAATGGATGATGAAGGAAAGAATGAGGTTATGAAGGAAATTGCATGGGAGCGCATGGATTGGGGCTTTGAAGAAATCTAGCAGCCGATAGCCGATTCATGGAGTCGGTTATCTGATGCAATCCGCATCATAACCAAGACAGGAGAGAAGATAACTGTCCTGGTTAAATGGAGAAATAACCCTTGTTGTCTGTTCGCCCTCTCCGGAGGGCTTTTTTTCGCCTGCATATCAACAGCGCTTCATTCGAGGCGTTTTCGCTATGCCAATTAACCAAGGATAACACCATGCAACAGTTCGCTTTTGCAGGGTGGCCTGTTGTGGGCTGCTCTGAATCGCTACTCGACCTCATCACCCGCCGCATGCGCGGTATCTGCAAAACGCTTAAGGAGCTGACATGTACGGCAATCAAACAGTAAACCATCAGGCCCTTATGGCCGCGCAGAGCAAAGCGGTCATCGCCAGATTCCTCGGTGATGCCGGGATGTGGCTACAGGCCAATAAGCAGATGAAGGAAGCGGTAAGCATGCCCTGGTACCGGAGGCCGCAATGAAGCACCTCAACCCTCGCGACATGACGGATGAGCAGTTCTATCGGCTTGTCCATGACATTTTCGAAAATTACTCAGAGCAGGAATCCGAACATGACAACAAATCCTCCCCGTCTCGCGTCGACGATTGCGATCAGCAAGATATGTCGTGAAGCATATATCAAGATGGCGCTCGAATACCGTCGCGCTGGCGACCGCAGGGAGAAAAAACTTGCGCTGCTCGCGGCACAACTTGAGCGCATGAACGTTCGTGAATTACTCGGCCCTGCGCCGTTCTGAGGTTTCTATGAGCAAAGAGTTTTATGCCCGTCTGGCAAAAATACAGGCCCATCTTAACGCGCCGAAAAACCAGTACAACTCATTCGGCAAATACAAATACCGTAGCTGCGAGGACATTCTGGAAGGTGTTAAGCCGCTTCTGGATGGGCTGTTTCTCTCAATAAGCGATGAGATTGTGCTGATTGGTGACCGCCATTATGTAAAGGCCGTGGCAACCATTACTGATGGCGAGACCAGCCACACCGCCACTGCAATGGCCCGCGAGGAGGAAAGCAAAAAAGGAATGGACGCAGCGCAGGTTACGGGCGCGACAAGCTCATACGCTCGCAAGTACTGCCTTAACGGACTGTTTGGCATTGATGACGCAAAGGATGCGGATACTGACGAGCATAAACAGCAGCAATCAAGGCAGGAAAGCAACGCGCCGGCTAAAAAGCCTGCCTCGCCCGAGCAGGTTTTAAAGGCGTTTACTGAGGCCGCCTCCGCAAAAAATAGCGTCGCAGAGCTTAAGGGCGCTTTCGCTAAGGCGTGGAAGATGCTGGAAGGTACGCCTGAGCAGCAAAAGGCTCAGGACATTTACAACATTCGCAAAGATGAACTTGAAGGGATGGAAGCGTAATGGCGCACTCAATAACAGTAAAACTCAACAAGCCAGCCAGGGAGTTTCAGGCAGGCGAAAGCATCGGATTCAATGTCCGCGCAGGCGTTCAGTATTACGACAGGCAGTCCAAGAAAAAGGAGTGGACGAACTACAGCGCCGCTGTGTTTGCCAAGCCGGGTCCGCAAGCGGATTACTACCGCGGCGTGTTGGTTGAAGGCTCTATCGTGGAGTTAACTGGCGACAGCATTAAGGTTGATGTTTACCAGGGAAACAGCGGGCAAACCATCACTCTTGAGCTTCAGAATGCAAGGGTTGGCTTCGCTTCGTCAGGCCATCAGCAGTCGTCGCAAACAACCTCCGGCGCAGAACAGTTCGACGATTCAATCCCCTTCTGATTTAACCCAATAAGGCCATCAATATGTCATCACCTCTTCCCGGGGCGGGATACGCACGCCCGCCAAAACGCTCCGGCACCAAAGAAGAGGTGCTGGCGCGCATCAAAGCACACCTGCAAGAGACGCTGGGAAAGCAGTACGAAACCGAGAGCAAGGAAGCTCGAATGATCCGCCAGGCTGATGCGCTGGCTGACCGATTGCTGTGGGACAAAAACAGCGCCGCATCTTTCCGCCCCGGATTCGTCACCACCGGCCCGCGCCGCCCTGAAGAAACAGATAACCGTATGCGCCGCTTCCTCGGTCGCTACGGTCACGTTCGTAGCGATTAAGGAGTTAACCATGTCCAGAGACCAGGCAAATTATTTAACCGTCACGGTCGGAGGCAAGTCTGACCGCAAACACACTCCGATGCCGAGCCGCGAAGAATTGATGGCCCGCAACAGCTTCGGCTCTGTGAATAACAACCGCTATCTGAATCGCTGGTTTGGAGCGAAGAAATGAACAACGACGAATTAATCGCAGCTGGTCACGAGCTGGCGAAGTGCCTCGACAGCGATACACCGCTGATGGATATCGCGCCGCTGCTGAGCAAGATGGCGACGCAACTGGATGTTACCACCGCGGCGCTGCGCGAAAAGACGAAGCAGTGCGACGCGCTGGCGACAGAGAATGCGTTGCTGAAGTCTGCAATTCAAACGCACAGCGAATCAGTTCACTTTTGCAAGGTGTGCGGGAAAGACGATCCGTGCAGCACAGATGATGTTTGTTATGTGCTCAAAGAAACCCCCGCCACCGACGCATTCCTGCGCGAAGTGCGGGCTCAGGGGGTGGAGATGTTCTCTAAGCAGCAGCGTTCGTATATCGGCAATCCGAGCAAGAATGATGCTGCGTCAAGTTATTGCTCTAGAGAGGCGCTCAAGTTTTCTGACCTTCTGCGTCAAGGCGGTGCCGCATGACCATCGACACAGCAAAACTGAAAGCGGCGCCGCGACATTCTGTAGACGGCTATGGACGTCAGGATATTTCCTACAACGACCCGGAAGGGGAATTTGTTTTTTACAGCGATTATGAAGCGCTGAAAGATGCGCTAGAAGCCGCGCATAAGCGCATCGCTGAGCTGGAGGCTCGTGAGCGACATAACGAGCGCCAACGCGTTATCGATGGCCTGGCTGCTGCTGGCGAGCCGTGGGAAGAAATTCAGGAATACATGAAAGCCTGGGACGAGGCTCGCGCCGCGGGCATCAATCTTGAGACAGGGGGTGAAGCGTGAGCGAAATAAGTGAAGTTATCGCCAGTGAAATCGCCGATTTTTTCGCAGATTTCGGCGGGCCGGGTGAGCCGGATATTCAGAGCGGTAAAGCACAACGCCTGTTAACAAAACGATTGTTGTCTGTGCTGGCGCTGCGGGAGCGGGCGGAGCCTGTTTATCAGGTGCAGGCCATGGACTGGCATGACGTTGAAAAATATCTCTACGATGAAGCGCTAGATCGCGGTATCAGATGCCGGGTGCTCTACACCGCACCGCCCGCGCCGGTTGTGCCTGATGCAATTCCAGAAACTGAAAGCAAAGACGGTAACGATATCGATTACATGGAACCTTCAGCCATTTACGAGCTTGGCAAAACGCACGGATGGAACGCCTGCCGCGCCGCCATGCTCGGGGCAGCGCTGGGCAAGGAGGGGTGATGCCTAAATCCGCAGCAGAGCGCAAAGCGGCTCTTACACAACCTTTTCAATTCTCTGCTGCATAAATGACCTTCCCACTGTTTATCATACCCTCTCAAACAGCGAGGAGTTCATTAATATGATTTGTCCAAAATGTGGTTCTACTGCAATTTCCAAAGAGACAACAATGCGTGGTTGGTCTGGAGATTATGTTTGCGTTCCGTGTGGTTACAACGATGCGAAATCAGGTTTCGATAAGGGGCAGGAAAAGACCAGCAAGCCTGTTAAGTGGACACTTAAAGAAAAGCAGTAAGGCCAAGAATTGACAGCCCGCCCACCTCAATTTACTGTATATAAATACAGTTATTTTGAGGTGCGCCATGAGCAAAGACTCGGACTACTTAATCATCTATCGCGGCGAGGTGCATCACCGCATAACGCCAGGTCGGTGGGTGCTCATTCAGCGCGCGAGAGAGTACGGTGGCGGGTGGTGGCTGGGGAAGGCTTACGATGATGTTTTTATGCTTGAGTTCGAGCGGCCTACGTCAATGACCGTAGCGTCGGAGTACATCCTGTCGCATGGAAGGATGCAGGCATTCCCGCCGTGGGACGATGAATTTGAGTTAACACCATGACCCGCCAAGTGCGGGTTTTTTATTGGAGAAATTTATGTCTGATTTGGCAATGAAGGTTCTGAATTGGCAGGCAAAGGGTCGCGTTGGAATAAGCAGTGCGACGATGGCATCAATTGCGCTGGGTCTGGAAAAGAACTTTTATCATGGGCGTTTCGATGCTCCATCCGACCCGGCAGACCTGCACAGATGCATGCTTCTGGTTGAGGATATCCCTGAGATTAAAGATAGCTTTTCCGCAATAGCGAAGAAGGTTAAGAGTTTTTCTCCAATTCTGCGCGAATGGGATCGGCTGACAGGGCTGCTAAAGGAGGAGTTAAAGCGACCAGACGGACGCGCGCCAGAAACTTATGCGCTCATGCAAGAACTACTCAAGGCCGCCTGATGGCGGCTTTTTTACGCCTGGAGATAATGATATGAGAGAACTGCGCGACGACACGCTCATTGACCTGAAATTCATCATGGCTGATACTGGTTTCGGCAAAACCTTCATCTATGACAGAATCAAAGACGGCACCCTGCCAAAACCTCAGAAAATTCACGGCCGGTCACGTTGGCTATATCGTGACCATCAGGCATTCAAAAACAAACTCATCTCCCGCCACAATGGGTAAAACCCTGGGTAAATTATTTACCAACATAAAAAATATCTATATGGCGCAACCCCTTAGACGGTATGTTAGACGTCTGCAGGGGACGCCATTTTTATCATTACCCGCGATTTCCTCACATTACCAAAATCCCTGATATCCCTGCCACACGGCGCAATTTTTGTTACCTGACGTTACCCGGCATAGATTGTCTGCACCGATATCTGACCACCCTAGGTTACTGTATATTAATATAAAATTACCTATCAGGGGTGTCGATCGACATAAAGATCAGTGCTATCATCATTTCTTATCGGACTAATCCTGATGTCATTTTCTTGTTAATGACTTGTAGATATATATTTTATATAACAGAAGATTTTTTAATGAGCAGAAATAATTGTTTTGATATTGCCAGACATGTTGCAGCGATATTAGTTATATTTAGCCACCACTTTGCATTCAATGGCATGGTGGAGCCTCGCGTACTTGGGATAACAAAGTTAGGAACTTTTTCAGTGCTTGTTTTCTTTTCAATATCAGGATATTTGATAGCTGCAAGTTACTTAAAATCCGAATCAGTAATATCATATTATAAAAAAAGAGTAAAAAGAATATTCCCTGCGCTAATTGCATGCTCATTTATCATGATATATTTTTTATGCCCTGTTTTTGGAAGCGGACCAGCTATTGATTACATTATTTCGAACGGTGCGAAGCTAGCATTTCTTGACTACATCACACTTGGATGGCACCCTGATAATATTAACGGGTTTGCAAAAAACTATATACACAGAGGGATGCTGAATGGAAGCTTATGGACTTTAGGGTTTGAGTTTTTCGCATATATACTGGTTTCCGTAGTGTTTTTTAGAAAGAAAATGGTTACAGCCTCATGTGTATTAGTCATTTTAATTGCAGTATTTACACAGCTTGCAGTTAGAAATGGTGTTAAATTCAATTATGATATTGACTTCAATCGTTTGTCGCTTTTGACAGTAACATTTTTTTGTGGTTCTCTTTTATTCTTCACAAGAATGTACTGGGATAATGTCCTGTCAAAATTAGCTCTAACATCAATAGCATTACTTTGTGCCATTTTCATAAGCGAGAAAAATGAATATGATTTAATGTTTTATATTTCAGTACCTTTCTTTATTGTGCCACTTTGCACCATGTTCTCTGATAAAATTATAAATGGAAGGTTTGATATTTCATACGGCCTGTATATTTATGCTTACCCGATACAGCAAGTAGTTATAAACACCACAAAAACAAACTTCATTGCTTCACTTATTATTTCTTTTTCTCTAATACTCATACTGGCAACACTATCCTGGGTTTTAATTGAAAGAAGGTTTATTGGACATAAAAAAAATATTTTTAGATTACAAGAAGCTGCTTAGCCCCTATTGGAGGGGCTATCCGCAAATAAGAAAGATCTTTATCGAAAATGGCCTGTATTAACACCTGCAGAGTTCTTAGTTGTAACAGTTGTTGTATTACTTGTTGCAACAGCCTGAACACCTCCAGTATTTCTCCATGCAAGCTGCAAAGTATGTCAGCTTTGTCTGCATCTGCATTTGAGATTATGCTATATGAGCCAGTTCCTGTTTTTATAACAGATATGATATTAGCTCTTCCAGAGGCAGAGAGAACTCCGTCAGAACCTAGCCTTGCTGTTAATACACATTCTATTGATAAATCTATCACTTTCAGAAGCAGTCAAATATTCCAATATTATTTGTTGAGTCACTTTTTATGCTATTTCCTTTTACATTCATCTCTTACAGCCTGAACTTATGAATCTAGAATGAGGATGTATCAATATTACCGGTTATTTGAAAAGCAGTAGAATTAGATGCCAACCCACCAGACATTACACCTTGAATTAAAGTGGTCATCTTACTTCCAGCATCTGGAATATTACCATCTCTAATATTGTCTAACAAACTCCAAATAAATAAGCATCGATGACAATACTTTTTAAAGTAAATTAACCGGACGGCAAGTATAAGTCAATTTTAAAGGCCTGGCTTTATCCAGTGCCTTTTGTAAGGCTGTTGAATGGTGAGAGGAATTCATGAGCCCACCAAGAAAACCGTATCTTTGTTACATTTGAACGTGCCCAACAACCAGTCCCTAAAGGTGTCTAATTCGCCTATGCCATTTATAAAATCGATAGCATTTGCAGGGGACGCCATTTTGCTGTTCACTCACCTTCGAAACCGTTCGTAAATTTTATAAAACAGTGATTTCACCACTCTTGCGTTCATGCCTGACCGTCTTGATACATTAAAGATTTTATTTTTTCTGGGTAAATGTTGGGTAAAAACTTATTAAGTTCCACGTCCATTATGTGAATCAACAATAACGCCCTGGCGCTTTTGCCTAAAAATCGAATTAGCAGCCTCCCGAAATTTATACAGAAAATCAATTTTGGGCACGCAAGGCATTTCAAACTAGAGGCCTGTTAGCTTAACAACGCTCCCGACTGGAAAGTAAATCCAGGCAATGGTGATCACTCTAAGAGAGATTTAATGATATTTATCTCTTCCAAAGGGAGATATTCAGACGCACTGAATATAAGCCAAAATAATCAAACGTCTGGAGACGACATGCTGCGCACATTTCCACACACTCTTCTTTATTAAACAAAAGCCAACAACTCCCTGACGCCATATTTATTTAAATCTATTATATTCACAAATAATCATCATTTTGCACAACTCGCAACATTTCCTTCCTGATTAAGAATAGCGCCTGGTTCCGTTATTTATTTTAAACGCTATGATATTTCGCCGCTAAATAAATACGTAGCGGTCATAGTGTAAATAAGGACAAATAATATGTTGAGAAAAAGTGCGGCTGAATTTTTCGGCACATTCTGGCTGGTGTTTGGTGGCTGCGGGAGCGCGGTGCTTGCCGCCGCGTATCCTGAGCTGGGCATTGGTTTTACGGGGGTTGCGCTGGCGTTTGGTCTGACCGTCCTGACCATGGCGTATGCCGTAGGGCATATTTCCGGCGGTCATTTTAACCCGGCCGTCACGCTGGGTTTATGGGCGGGTGGACGTATTACCTTTCAGGATGTCATTCCTTACATCATTTCCCAGGTCATCGGCGGTATTGCCGCGGCGGGCGTGCTGTATGCGATTGCCAGCGGTAAACCGGGCTTTGACGCCGTCGCGAGCGGCTTTGCCGCCAACGGCTATGGCGAACACTCGCCGGATGGCTATAGCCTTTCGGCAGCCATCCTGACTGAGCTGGTACTGACGGCGTTCTTCCTGCTGATTATCCATGGCGTCACGGATAAAAACGCGCCGGCGAAATTTGCGCCGCTGGCGATTGGTCTCGCCCTGACGCTGATTCATCTCATCAGCATTCCTGTCACCAACACGTCGGTGAACCCAGCGCGAAGCACCGCTGTGGCTATTTTCCAGGGCGGCTGGGCTTTACAGCAACTGTGGGTTTTCTGGGTCGTTCCGGTGGTTGGCGGCATAGTGGGCGGTCTGATTTATCGCTTCCTGTTGCAGAGCAAAGACTGA